GAAAGACCTCAAGTCAATCGAAAAAATTTCTTTATGCAAGCAAATATGGAATCAAATGGATAATCGGCTTTGTTTTAATACTTATACTCAATCTCGATTCGATTTAGAATCTTTGGCGTTATGCTTGAAAGAGTGCAATGAATATAGGTGATCGCAGTAAAAAATATGTAGAATACCATATGTTTGTGACCTTTGATCCTATATTTAGATATAACTCGATAGTCGCAGGTTTATGGCACGAAGTAGCAGGTCAAATAAGATACGAAGCACTTATGGAAGAAGATAAAGACGGCAAACAACTCAGCTACCTTTTTCCGATTTTTGACCCCGAATGCTCTGATTATGATGAGTTTACGCTAACCTAAAATTTTTACTTGACAATCCCCAAATAATATGAGACAATGTTGGAATGAAAGAACAAATACTAAAAGTCCTTGAAGAACTAAAAGATTCTCAACTAAATATAGCAAGTAAATGTGCAAGAGAATTTCTTGCAGAAAAAATAGTATCACATTTAAATAAAGTATCGAATTAAAAATGGAAGATTCTCAAGATTTAATAAAACAAAAAATTAATGAAATTAACATTCTTGTATCTACCCAAATTGAAGACTTATCAATCGAAGACCTTGAAGACCTAAAATGTAGGCACGATATGCTATTAAAGCAATTTAAATTTTGGGAAGAAAACTTTAACAGAGAAAGATCAATTTATGATCTAAATGATTTTACAAATTGGATCAACAAACTAATAGAAAAAAATATATGAAAATCAAAAGCAAACAAGTAATTCACGCAAGCGAAGTAGAGGAATTTTTTTGGGCAGAAAATGACGAACCCGTAGCAGAAGGTTTTCCTGTCGGAATTGAAACCGAGTATTCAGATAGATTTGAATTAGTTCTTTTTGATGACATTTATTGGAGCGACAAATATCTAATATAGTGTAATAAATTACATGGATAAAGTTTCATTAAGAAAAATACTTAAACATAAACAATACAAAAGTATTTTTAATGAAATATACAAAAGATATCTAAAGAAAAACAACTCTGATCAAATATATAAAATATCATTGGATATTTATAATTTGCTTCAATTATTAAAAAAACAAAGAGATATTTTAGTTGAGGATGAAATATTAGTTACAGAACTTGAAAAAAACAAATTCGATGTAAATATATATTTAAAAGAATCAGATCAAATTATATTAATACAGGAATATGACATGGAATCAATAATGAGTTGCAAAGTTTGTTTCCCAAGCTACCTTTCGGAATTAGAAGCTTGCTCTATTATAATGTGGGAATTATTTAACAATGCAGGAGAACAGTAGGTTATGCGAATATCGCATTGAATATCTTAGAAAAGGTGCAGTTGAACACAACTATCATTACTATATGGCATACTCTCCTAAACAGGCATTAGACTTTCAAAATGAAATGATAGAACACAAAGCTTGGTCTATTGATTTATTAAAAATAGAAAGAAAATGTCCTTATTCAAATAAATGGATAGATGAAAGCGAGGTTTTAGAGTCACATGGATGCTGACGATTCGATAGTCGAACACATTTATTACGAGAGGGGAAAAAATGAGTGCAAAGATAATTGCACAAAAAAAAATATGAAACTATGGCAGAGTGGATACGACAAAGGCTTTTCTGATGCACAAGAAATTCTTGCAAAAAAGTTTGAGAAAATGATTTCTGAATTGTCTGACATAAAACAAGTTAAGAGCAATTCCAAAAAAAAAGCTTGACAACTAGCTTCGATTGTGCCATACTTTAAGTATGAGCGGAGAAGGATTATCAGTAAGTTTTAGAAGAACATCAATGACTCAAATGTCAAACCAAGAACTTCTTGAGGAGTTCCAAAAGATTGTCTATGCGAGTCGAGTAACTACCCACATGAAATGGTATGGGGAAGCCTATAGCGTTTACATGGAAGAGCATGGGGATGAAGAGTTGCAAAAATGGCAACAAAGAGGTGTCGCAATTAAAGATACCTTTAATTTCTGTATTAGTGTTTATGACTCTTGGGGCGAAGATTCAGACCTTTATGAGTCACATCAAAGAAAAGATAGCTTTGTTTCTCTTGCGAAAGAGTTTGCTATGGATAATTGGTTGTTGTATTTTCCTTATGGCTTTCCTGCTGAATGGATTGAGACAGAAACTATTGATGGAAAAGAATGTTGGAATCATTTTGTTGTAAAACCCGATGATAAAAACATTGACAAGATATGTAAAATATGGCATCATTATGGGATGTGCTTGGTTAAAGCAGAGCAATTAGGTCAAACCGATGAAATGAAAAGTTTTTATTGGGATCAAGCTAGAGATGAAATTAAATCAATAATGGAGTAAGAAAAAGCTTGACAAAAACCAACAACTAATCTAGTATATTGACATGATTGACAAACGATACATTGTAAGACATTGCAAAAAGCAGAACTCAACATGGTATGAAGCACATTACTCCGATGGGAAAAATTGCAGATTATTCCAAGCAGAGAATTATGGAAACTTTCTTAAATTTACCGATCTCTTAAATGAGGCAGGATATAAGTACATAGAAAATGAGGAGGAGTATTAATGAATACCGCAGAAGCATTTTTAGATAGCATTAACCAATCAATAGCCAACGCAGAGAAACAAGCGAACTCTGTTCCTCGCATGGGCATGAATATCTATCTTGACAAGTCAACGATGGTGATGCAACAATTCACAAGTCCCAATTCATTCAAACACGCACAGAAGATTACTGCTCGCAAGGGTCAGTCAAGCACTCTTCGTAATGTTTTGGATGGCAATGGACGATTGCAGTAACTTTTTTCTTGACAAACTCGAAAGCCTATATTATAATAGGTTCTTACTTAAACAAAAACTAATTGAACAAAAATGATAATTGCAGAAAACAAAAACAAAAAAGTAGTCACTTCGCACGACTTTGATTCAATAAATTGCACGATTGATGCGGAAGATATGCGTTATGTCGCAAGTTTGCTTCGTAACAACTATTCTAACACTCAACTTGCAGTTGTTCGAGAAATTAGTGCCAATGCACTTGATGCGAATACTGAAGCAAAAAGCAAGCGTAGGATAGAAATCACCCTGCCAAGCAAACTTAGCACAAATTTTTGTGTGCGAGATTTTGGCGGTGGACTTAGTCAACAAGATGTATTCGGACTATACTCAAAGTATGGCAAGAGTACCAAACGCACAAGCAACAATTATATTGGTGCTTTCGGTATCGGCAAATTTGCTCCTCTTTCGTATGGAGATAATTTTACTTGTGTTTCCTATCATGGTGGAATCAAAAGTAGCTACAACATTTTTGTTGACGAGCATGATGATACCAAGATTGTAAAGTTGCATGAAGAACCAAGTAATGAACCAACAGGCTTAGAGGTTCAAGTTGCGATCTCTGAATCAGACATTGAAAGTTTTCGAGATAATTGCAAAAAGTTTTTCAAGTTTTTCCCTGACAAAGATATGCCCAAATTCATTGGTGCAGAAAAAGACTTTGTTGAAAAGCCCAAGGTCATTCTTGAAGGCGAAAATGCAGATTGGTTCTTTACTGAACAAGAAAGTTCTTACAATTACTATTCTCGCTCCTATGAGAAAGCAAAAGTTATCATGGGCAGAGTAGCTTACCCTCTTGACGCAGATAGTATTGACATAAAGAACTATGTTCAAGACGAGAGTCAAGCTTCGATAATTAGGTCTGTAATACAGGAGTCAAATTTCCATCTTCGTGTTCCTCTTGGATGCGTAAAGCTTCACCATAGTCGTGAGGCATTGGAATACAATAAACCCACACAAAAGTTTATTGCACAAAGAATGGTGGAAGTGATGGCAGAGGTCAAGGCAATCGCATCAGAAAAATTAAGCGATTCGCAAGATTTGTACGAAGCAAAAGCAAACTATGCACGAATAATCAATTCGTTGCCACAAACTTTGCAACGAGCATTTGAAGGTTCGTTTGAATGGCAAGGCATCAAGATTGATTCGTTCGGTTTCAGCAGACCTTATGGCATGACAGATGATATCATTCTGACTGAAACAACTAGGGAAAAGGATAGTGATGCTCGCAATGGTTTTCGTGTGCGTAGCAATAAAACTTCTCGAATAAATTGTCGTGATGATGGCTTGTTTATCATACAAGATATTAGCTCATCTCATGGCAACAATCTTCGTGCAAGAACATTGTTCAACGAGGACGAGAATCTACAAGTTGTATATTTTATTAACGCACTTACCGATGACGCACAAGCACTCATTGATGATAAATGGCACTTCGACAGTATTAGCGACAAGCATATTCGCTATACATCCAAGGTAGCAAAGGAAAAACCCGATTATAGTGGTGTTCGCAAGAGCAATGGTAGTCGGGCACACATTCCATTATTTGAAATGAAGAAGGAAGGTTATTCATATCGCAACATTGATTATTGGAAAAGCGTAAATGATGACATTGCGACATTACAAGAAAATGGCGATAAAATAGAAGGTTCTGTGAATGGCAAACTTGTTTACATTCCTATCAAGAATTACAAGATTGACTATGAAGATTATGAACTTAAAACAGTCTACGAATTGATGCAACGCATTCATAGTCGAGCAGAAGAAAATTCGCAAGAAAAAACTTTTCGATTAATTGGTGTTCGTGCAGGTGATGTATCCAAACTAGATAAGAGTTCGTGGATAAACTTCTTTGACTTTCTTACAGAGCATTGCAAAGAATATCTTCTTCGTAACGCTAGTGGTGCAAAGCAGAGCTATAATAAATTTCTTGTTAATTCAAGTAAGCATAATGAAGGCTTGCGAGAGTCTAGTTATACGCTTGATATATTGTTCTCTGACAGAAGGTTTCCGCTTGACAAATTGAGCAAAGATAATCCCATAGTTTCCAATAAAACAAACTATGAAGTTACTATTTTAGGCAAGACTTGTTTTGAATGTTGCTTCTGCATCAATTACCTCGCCAAAAAGCACAAGGATTGGCTTGAATTCAATCTTGATAGTGGATTCGATGTAGAGCAATTCGCTTCAGAAATTCTTTCGATTACCAAGCAATATCCATTACTCAAAGTGATGTACAATAGTGTATCTTCATATAGAACAGAACAAGAAACTTTTGACGATTGGATTGACTACATTCTCTTGTGCGACAAAAAATAAACTTGACAAACTACAACAAATAGAATATACTATATTATAATGAAAAAAGTACCATATACTATAAGCGAAAATTCAATAACCATCTTTTGGGATGGCAAACCATATACGATCCGAAAGGATAACATTAATTTTCAAAGTGCAAAAAAAGCTATTTTTGACGCAGATTACGATAAGCTAGGTGATCTTATTGATGTAAAAAAATCGGTTGAAAATTTTGTCCAAGGAGACATTGAAGTGCGTGACGAGATTGTTTATTACAAAGGTCATCGTCTGCATGGGGTTGTGGTTGATAAACTACTAGAGATGCTTAGAGCAGGAATGAAAGATTCTGCTCCTCTCGTAAACTTTATCACTCGCCTACAAGCCAATCCTAGTGCCAATAGCGTGAACGAATTGTATACCTTTTTGAGCTACAAGTCATTGCCAAACGATGAAGATGGCATGGTGCTTGGATACAAAGGTGTTCAAGGTGATTATTGGTCACAAACAGGCAATGCGGATACAATCGTCTTGCAAGGCAAAACCAACGAACGACATCAAATTCTCAATGAAGTTGGTGCAACCATTGAAGTTGCTAGACGATGCGTTGACGATAACAAAGACAATCATTGCTCTTTTGGTCTTCATGTTGGTAGTTACGACTACGCAAACGAATGGGCAGGACAAGATGGCAAGTTGCTTGTTGTTCAATTCGATCCCTCTGATGCAGTTAGTGTTCCAACCGATTGCGACTTCCAAAAACTTCGTGTATCCAAGTACAAGGTAATAGCAGACATTACTGATACTCGCACCGAATTACACAAACCTGTTTACGAGGCGAATAAGCCTATCTATGGGTCTAATGATGACGATGTAGAGGACGAGGAAAATACTTGTTGTGGCGATTACGATTCTTGTGATTGCGATGGAGAGGACTTGGTTGAACTTGCAATCCGCAACTACATTGAGAACAAACATGAAGAAGGAGAATCTCCTACGCTCAAACAAATCCAAAGCAGAATGAAAGGTTATGACTTGACTTGTGGGGAAATTTTTGATATCGTTAACGATATGGGATACTATATCTGCGAAAGTTACGACTGTCCAAGATCAATGTGGAAAGTCGAAGCAAAAACTGAATTTTAATTACAAAAAATTATGAATGAAACTACTAACATAAAGTTGCTTGATGCAATCACTCAAGCGAATGAGCCTCAAGTCGATTCGGTATGGGCAATTCTAAAATACAGAGAAATTGGTATTTATAGAAAAATTGCTTGCATATGCGAAGTCCTCGATCTTGATCTCGCAGAAGTGCTAGATGATCTTCCTCAAGACGAAGAAGGCAGAATTCTAGATTACAAAACTCGTCACATGATCCACGATAGCCTTATTTCGGTTTCGTAATGTGAGGAGTAGTAAAGAAAAGATTCTCTCTCTTTACTTTCAACTATCTAAAAACACACAAAAATTATTACAACTAATCATCGAACGAGGTTTTGAAAAAATTGGCGAAGGATCATACAAGTCAGTTTACTCAAAAAAAGAGTTGAGTTATGTCATCAAACTAGCCAACTCCCTCAACGATGAGTTTGCGGAAGTTCCAAGTAAATTGAAAAAATTTTATGTTCAACCATATTATTGCGATAACCAAATAACGATTCAGCGAAAAGCAAATACCAAAAAGCAAGAACTTAATTACAAGAAAATATTAAACGAATTAGGTTTTGATACCTGCCAACGCTTAGATATAATTCCACAAAATTGTGGATCGATTAAAGAAAAGCCTGTCGTATTTGATTTCGCACAAATTTAAAAAAAAGGGTTGACATCCCTCAAAAACCTGTCATACTTATAACCATGAATATTGCAGAAAATACATTGAAATCCAAAACTACCCAAGAATTAATTGATTTGGTTGACTCGATCAACCCTGTCAAAAATCTACTTCATTCAGCCAAGGCAGTAGCAAAGGTCGATCAATTTAAGCAGGTCGATCAATTTTTTGCGAACCTCAAGCTTGGTGCAGTTCATGCAGAGCAAGCATATTGGAATGATCTTATCCCTCAAGACGATAGCGAAGTTTTTGCTCGTTGGGTATTCGCCATTATGAGCGTTCACACGACTTGGGAGAGCAATGTACGAGGTTATGAGGTTGCCATGAGCGATCTTTCTTGGACTATATCCAAAGACAAGCTCAAGCAAATGATTGTCAAAGCTAAGGTTGGGTTGTATGAGCGTAGAGAGCGTGGATTGTGGGACTTGGCAACCAAGTTTCGTGAGAATCCCGATCAGTTCAAAAAGCAAGATAACGAGACTTGGCAAGAATGTCGCAATCGTTTAATTGGAACAATTTATGGGTTAGGTAATGCAAAGACAACTTATGCTCTCGCATTGAGTTACCCAACAGAGGCACGACTTTGTTGCTTGGATGTTCACTTGTTGCGTTTTATGGGTCACGATCTCAAGAAAGGTCACGCAAACACGCTCAAGGACTATGAACGCATGGAAAACGAATGGCTTGCTCGTTGCGACAAGTATGGAGTTTCTCCGAATGTAGCAAGAGAAATGTATTGGAACAAAGTTCAAGGCAGAAGGAATTCTCGCTATTGGAGTTATTGCTTGGAAAGATAATTTATGAAAGTCACAAAGTACGAAGTAAACGCATTAGAAAAAGTTTTAGATTGTATGCACCATTATATGCTTATTGGTCACATAGAAGAAGAACATTCAAAAGCAGAATGGATTGAAATTAGACGAGCAGTTCGCAGAATGGAAGTTTTACATGAAAAAATGAAAGAAAGTTATTTAAATGAATAAAGAATTTAATATAGATTTGATTTTAGGAGAAGAAGATATCCAAAGTTTATTGAATGGAGAAATTTGTGGTTTTAATTTTGTACCAACAAATGATACCGAATACGATGAAAGGATCAGCATTAACATCAAGCATTCAAAGGGTGATTTGACATTATCTGAATCTATGAATTTAAGTATTGACAACCTCTCAAAAGTTTAATAGGATACTATCATGCAAAACGAATTAACACAACAAGAGTACATTTTGGAGCAAGCATCAGAAATCAATCCCGATGCAATCGTTCTTGAGCCTCGCTCAACATTTAACGAAGCAATTATCGGAATTGATCCCGATGGAAGACTTGTCTATTCAGCTAATAAAATAGTTAATGCCTTTGTGTCTCATGATGACATGACAGAAGAAGAAGCTGTAGAATATTTTGAATACAATACGCTTGGTACTATTCAACCTATGGATGATGCGAATAAGCCAATGTTCGTATATGATGAGTTTATTTTTTAATGAATTTCGACATTCTAATGAAAGTACAAGAACAAAAAGAAAAACTCGCAGATACTTGGAAAGCGATTAAAGATATTGAAATGGAATTAGAGTTTCTATATTCAAGAGAACCCGATGAAGTTGTATATATTTCGTCATTGGAAAAGAAGCTCGATAAATTATACGAAGAAATAGATCAAATTAGCGATGAGAACAACTAATCAACAAATGCGAGACGAAGAACCAACCATTGACGATATGCGTTATGATCTTGCAGAACGAGAAGCAATGAATATGGGCGTAAGCGAAGTTATTCAGCTTCTTTTAGATGGTTTTCAAGGCTTAGACGAAATGGATGACATTGAAATTAGAGACGAATGGGAACGCTATTTTATTGTTGACAAAGATTAACATCTAGTTCATACTTTAAACATGAGATTAACAAAATACCAAAAAGCTAGACTAATTGAACATGAATGGGATGTTGTCGAAACTGATGATGGACAAAATTGTGCATGGATTAGCGTTGAACCCGAAGATGGAGAAATTTTTCAAGCCTGTATTGATGTTTTTGGCTTGACAGGAAATGGAGACGACATTAAACTATTGGTAGTAGCAACAAGCGAAGACGATTAAACACAATCTAATTGAATAAAAAAATGAATTATTTTAAAAAGAAAAGAATTGCGTGGAACACATGGAGTGTTGATGATATTGTATTCAAAAGCAATAACTTAATTAAAAAGGTTTTACCATCAAACCAAGTCATGTCTTGGACTAGCAAGGGTGATCGTGACCAAAAAATGTGTCAACGCACAGGTTGCCAAAGCCACTCAGTCAAACATGGGCAAGGTCAATCGTATACATATTATTCGACAGACAATTACAAAGGAATTATGGTTCAACTGAAAGAAATGAAATCAGATTTTCCATCAGCAAACATTGACTTTATTGATTGCACAAATAGAATCGATAGTGTTGGAAACCCCAAAGGTCAACTTGGAGTATTGGTCTATCTTAATTCTTTTCATCAACCTTGGGAGTGGAAAAGATGCCCACAAACAGGTGATTGGACTCGTCAGCCTGTGGGTCAAATTGCACCACTACAAGAAGGTTATCGTATGTGCTATGGTGGGCAAGGAGATGGAAACCCTTTGGATTTTGACGAATTCCACGAAATGATTCAGATCACAGAAGCAATCAGAGATTTCCTTGTAGATATTGTAGTTCCATTTAAAAACGGAACTCTTCAGCAAACTGAAAGCTTGGTCAACACTTAATTGAATAAAAAATTTTATGAAAACAACGGACATTACTTTTGAAATTCCATTGGAAGGTGGAGAAAATTATAGACGAGATCAATGTGCAGAACATATTGCACAACTTCTCGATCAGTCTTTTGGTACTGCAATCGAAGATTTGGGAAACATACACGATCTAATTGCAGAAGAAATCGCAGAATCCAACAGAAGGCAAGCGAGAGAGAATCTTGCTGATGCAGTAAATGGAGGATCAAGGTAATTAAGGATTGACATATTGAAACAATTTCAGTATAATATATCTCATCAGACAGAAACAGAAGAGAAGATCATAGGCTTTCATTCAGAAGCAAACATGATTACCTACTTAAATAAAAACAAAAATTATTTAAATACATTAAATCATGTTTATTTGAATTTCAAACAAATTAAGATTTCATTAAAACAAAGTAATTGGAGAACAAAATAAATGCAAGAAATTATAGATAAAATATACGAGCGTATGGAATTTTGTGCAAACGCACACACGAACGACCAAGCAGAAGAACAAGCTTTCATTGCAGAGTTGAGTTGCTTGAACGAAATTTTAGATCAAATTGAAACCTTTCCTTGGGATGGTATAGAATGAGTTTTTCTACTATAGAAGGAATAATCAGACAAAATACAGGCAATAAATTGAATAAACAAGAAATGCAAATCATAGGAGACGATTACCCAACTTACGAGGATTCAGTCAACATGACTCTTGCAGAACAAGAGCGAGAAGTATCTAATAGCAATTTAGCAAGATTGTTGCAAGAGAACGCAAATTTGAAGCATCGACTTGCTTGTATTGAGGATGATATTAAAATTATTGCTAGACATATCGAGAATAATTGCCCCGATCAATTTGAAAAACCAAGTCTCAATGAGGGTGGAAGTGTTTTTGCGGATTGTGCATGGCACAACATTAGTAACATAGAAATTGCTTGCGATTTAAATAGTGATGAATCGCTTGATTGGAAAAAACGAAGTTAAATACAAACAAAATAAGGAATAATTAATATGGGAAAAAAAGCAACAAGTAAAGGCAACACGCCAAAAAGTCAAAGTGAAAAATTGCATATCGTTTCAAAAAAAGAATCTCATACAGGAGCAAAACCTCTTGTGCCACACATAAATAATCCAAATGCGATGGTTACTCAAAAGGTTCGCAATGCACAAGACCGCAGAAGGTAATTTAAAAGATTTATTTTTTAAACTAACTGATCTTTGGCAAGATGGACATTATGCACAAGTCGCAGATTTTATCTCACAGTCAGAAACATTCTCAAGTCGGGCTAATCTCATTGATTTTTGCGTGTTTTTATCTAAATATTTGGGATTCAAAGAATTGCAAGTTCTACAAAAACTAATTTAAATGCTTGACAGACTAGCCGAAATTTCATAAGATACCATTATGACGAAAAAATTGCAGACACTCTACAAAGTAGATACTAAAGGTAAATTGCGTGAATGGACAATGCACATTGATGGCAATTCATTTTATGCGGTCAAGGGTCTTGTCGAAGGCAAGAAGACTCAAGACAAGCCGACTGTTACGATTGCCAAGAATGTTGGTCGTTCAAACGAAACGACTGCAAAGCAACAAGCAGAGCTAGAGGCAAAAGCGAAGTTTCAAAAGAAACTAGATTCGGGTTATGCCTTGAACGAGATAGATGCACAAGAAAAAAAGTTCTATGAACCCATGCTTGCACACAATTATACTGATCGTAAGCATGAATGCAAGTATCCTGTTTTTTCGCAACCAAAGCTTGATGGCATTCGTTGCGTTGTTCGCAAAGAAGGCGATACGCTCGTAGGACGCACTCGCAATGGCAAGGAGATAGAATGTATACCTCACATTCTCAAAAGCCTAAATAGGTTCTTTCTTGCTCATCCAAACGCCATTCTCGATGGAGAACTGTACAACCATGATTTGCGGGATAATTTCAACAAGATCACATCACTTGTTCGCAAGCAAAAACCTGTTCAATCATCAAAGATGACAGATAAAGCTTTCGCAAAAAAGCAAACCGAATTCCAAGAAAGACTTGTTGAGTCAGAAAATACTATTCAATATCATGTATATGATGCACCAAAAATTAATGAATCATTAACAGAGGCACAAACATTTGATATTAGAATCAATGAACTTAAATCAAAATTACCGCAAAACAAACATATTGTATTGGTTGAAACAAATGAAGCTTATGATCAACAAAATTTAGACAACTTGTATGAACAATATCTTGATGCAGGATATGAGGGTCAAATGGTTCGCAAGTCTTCATCAACCTATGAAAATAAAAGAAGTAAATTTTTATTGAAAAGAAAAGAATTCATGGATGCGGAATATCGGGTAATTGATATTGAGATTGGAAATGGCAATCGTAGCGGAACTGCAAAGCATCTTGTGTGCTTCTGCGACAAGACCAAGCAAACCTTCAATAGCAACATCAAAGGTTCTTTTGAATACCTCAAAGAAGTCTATGATAATCGCAAAGAATATATCGGGCAATTAGCAACGATCAAGTTCTTTCAGCTTACTCCTGATGGTATTCCACGCTTTCCTTATGCTATTTCCTTTCGGAACTACGAGTAAACTACATACTAACTACATATTACATACAACATATCAAGTATACAATATATACAGTAAACTATATACAATATAACATACTCAATATATCACTAAATACATGATAAATAATAAAATATAATGTGGTTTAATGTGGGAGAAAGTGGGTTGTAGTGGAGTGCGAGACTTAAATATATAAAATAAATCATTAAATAAAAAACCAAACACAAATAAAAAATCATGCAAATAACTATTGGAAATTATAGAATAAGAAGATATGACTCTTTAAACTTGTGTCTTGAAGAGAGAAAAATCAAGCAAAAAGCAAAAAACCCATACGGAAGAAACGGAAAGAAGGGAAACACGCTAATTGAACAAAATAATTCATCAAATAATATACAATACAAATGGCATTTAATTTGTTATTCTAGTACATTAGATTATTGTTTGAAGAAATTGGTTGAAGAATGCTTGACAAATGATGAAGAAATAAATACAATAAAAGACATTCAAAATAAAATAACTCAATTAAATGAAAAAATTAGTCAAATTAGCGAGGCAAATAACAGGTTCATTGAGGAGAGTATGCTCGCTCAAGAGGAAAAAAGAGTTGATCAGCTTGCCGAAGAAGCAATATATCGGGCGTAATTCTCACGGCTTTCCGCAACTTTTCGAGAAATAATAACTTATTTCATTGATTTTCAACTATTTACATTTTTTTGTTGACATCTTTGAATTTGTATTATAGTATATTGTATATATGACAGAAGAAAACGAATCAAATAGTATCCCAAGTCCACCCGATTTCATTCCAAGTCCACCCGAAAACATTGCAAGTCCATTAGATGGCTTGAATGACGAAGAGATTTTGGAGAAATATAGGTTAATGCACGAACTCGAACACGAAGAAAGTAGAAAACAAGCATTAAATACAATAATAATCGATCTAGAAAAGAAAATAAACACTTAATTGCACAAAAAAATGGATGAATTACAAAAAATAAGTAGCGAAATATGTAATATCTTTAATAGTAAGATAGATAATCTAACAAAAGAAGAAGCGGAACAAATAAATATATACAATAATAGCATGAATTTTTATATGCAGTTGGGCGACAAGCAAAAATGTCTGTGGAATGCTCGCCAAACCTTGAAATATCTAGAAAATATATCAGAAAATAAGTAATATGGACGATGAAGACCCCGAAACTCAAGAAGCCCTCGAATTGAGTTACGAAATTTTGAACTTGATTGAATCAAATATAGATAGTTTTACTGAAGAAGAGAAAGAAACCCTATATACATCAAATGAAAGCATTCAATTCTTTCTTGATGTTGGAGATGAAGAAAGATCACTAATAGAAGCTAAACAATTAAAAGAATATTTGCTAAAAATAACAACCTAAATATAACATCATGCATATAAGAAGAGAAATTGATAATTTGCTAGACAAAATGAGCCAAATAATTGCAAAGAAAAAACTCTCAAATAAAGATAAGGCAGAAATAAAGAAAATAACCGCAGAAATAAACGCAAAAACCCTTAATGGCGAGCGAGCCAAGGGAATGTGGACTGATAGTCCTGAATTTCTTGGAAGATAAAATATGTTATACGAAATAATACATTCAATTATACATTGTATTGGATCAATTACTATATTAATGATACTTTGTCTTGTAGGAAATAAGTTATTCAGTTTAATTACAAAAAAAAATTAGTTAAATAAATGAAGCAAATAAATGTAAATAAGTACCTAGTCGGCAAAAAGAAATTGGGCAAAGGCAAGGTTGGAAGTAAAGGTGGAGTGGGAGTTCCCACGGGAGCTTTCGGGGGAAAATCCAAGTTTCTGAAAAAAAAGCTTGACTCTGAATCTTGATCTGCTATACTAGAGGGTATGAATTATTGCGAAGAACAACTTGAATACCTTGAGTGGCAAGCTCAAGCTAAAAAAGAAAAAGATATCAACCCATGCGATCTCGCAGAAGGAGTATATATGCTAGTAGATGATGCGAGTCCAAGCGAATCGCCTCTCTACTTTCGCTCACTTCAAAGTGCAGTCGATTGGGCAGAGAATGACAATCAATACATTTCCTACCAAGGAGTAGAACAATGGTCTGTCTATCGGGTAGGTGGAAAGGTCTTGTAAAAAAAGACTTGACAAATAATTTTTATCTACTATAGTTAAGTACATGACAAATTCAGAAATTGCGTTAAATATGATTGCTCTATGTGGAGTATTGATTATTGACTTGATTGTATTAACCATGATAGTTTTACATAAAAAACGATAAAATAAGGAGGAAAAAAATGAGTATTGCGAAAAATGCACGAGCAAGCCAAGTAATGGCAGATATTAGTAACGGCAAATGGACTAGCGTAAACAAGCAGGGCAAGTTTGCAAATTATGGTTCTGTCCCCGAAGACAGTATCTATTACCACACCATGTTGGCTCAAAAAGCCGATGCCGAGCGTCTTGCACGAATCGAGGCGAGCAAAATCCGTTTGAGAAAATTTGCTTGACTTTTAACCCCGAAACTGACATAGTAGTATTATGCACGAAAAAGTTGAACAACCTGTCGGATCTTACACCGAGTTTGAAAAGCTCGCATGGGTAAGCACTAAAGCGATTCCTGAGATTGGAAGCAAGCTGAATGTAAAAGTTAATGCAATTGGCGAATCAATCGTCCAAAAGTATTTCGTAGAGCATGGCTTTATTGGAATGCTTGTTCAGCCCATTAATCCACCCGAATGGTATCGCAAGCAAAATGCATCCAAGACGGACTCCGCTCTTTACGATTGGGAGCCTTGTCATGTTTATCCTGCCGAAGTTGAGGAGCTAAGAGGATGATCAAGTCTCTTGCCCCAAAACTTTCGATGTTCGCAACCGAACAAGAACTTCGTAACGAGTTAACCACAAAAGAATATGTTTATGTTAAACTCGCTAAACTAGATGAACATATTACTGATCTTCTTCATATGACAGAAAAATGTAATGGAGAACTTAGCATGACTGCATCAAGTAAATACAATTACATCAAACAAATACAAGAAGACTTGTTGAGAGTAAATAGAAATAACCACACAAAATAAATTCAAAAAAACTCTTGACAAATAATCAAATATAGAGTATAATAGATACATAAATTTGAGAACAAAACTCAATCAAATAAAATAAATCGATCTTTAACATTTTAAACACTTTGGAAGCCTCGACGGAGTCTTCCTGTGGGTGACCCGAACAAGCCTGTCGTGAGCGGGCTAAGGTATGCAGATTCCCTGTGGCGGGGCGATAGAGTCCAATCGGATGAGTCGATGACAAATGCCAAGTCTAATTTGTAGTTCGAAGTAGGTAACATAGCAACTGATGTTCACGCCGAAAAGTTGGAGGTATACAGTAGTCCTTCCCCACACCATTTTCTTTCTTAATCATAGCTTACCCATCCAAGCAAATGCTTGGGTGGGTTTTTTATTGACTTCCTTCGAAAACCTGTCATACTAGATATCATGAAAACGCTAAAAGACATTCTTGCCAACTACGGATACATTAACCAAGCTCAACTAGCTGAGATCAACGAACACTTTCCGCACATGAAAGTAGTAATCAAATGGGGTGGAATGCCTCGTGAACGAGTGCATGCATGGAAAGCAATCGAACGCATCGAAAAGGTCGAGGCGGAGAACACCGACTATTGTCGAGAAGTATTTCTTTGTGCCCAAGATTGTCAAAATCTTCGCACAGCACTCCACATTGCACAATAACCTAAAACAAAAAACATTATGATTAATCCTGCAGAAGTAACAAATTACAATCGAACACAATACGAACTAGAAGAATTTATTCTTTTTTGCATTAATGTAGCAGGAAAGAAAAGTTCAATCGAAGCACCCAAACTAGAAGTATTTATTCAAAGAGCAAAAGACATAACAAAAGAAGCAACACCATTTAATTGCATTAGGAAATTGATTAAATTGGGCAGGCTTAATGAAATCATGCATTGGGCAAAGTTGAGTCCGTATGCTCAGCGATACAATTCATATTTTGATGTTGTTAAGATCAAGGATCTACGAGCAGTAACCCTGAACAGATTATTGAAGGTACCAGGCATAGGTCTCAAGACTGCAAGATTCTTCCTTTCGCATAGTCGCGAAGACTTCGACGAACCTATGCTTGACACGCACATCCTTAGGTTTCTTCGAGACCAAGGTTATGTTGATGCTCCCAAGAGTACTCCTTCTAACGAGAACACCTATCTTTATTTCGCGAACATCTTCAAAAACATTGCTCGTCAATTGGGCAAATCAGTTACAGATCTTGATCTTGAAATTTGGAAGGAATATTCGGGCACCACTGCATAATGGAACTATCAATACTTCTTGCTGTGGCATTTATTATTGGCATCATTAAAGCATATTGCGAGCGCGACGATTGATCCAAATACAAAACACAAATAGCCAAATACTAAATAAAGAAATTTTTAATACTAAATAAGGCAAATATGGAGAGCAATACAGAATTATTGATTCAACTAGAATAAAAGAAAAGGTAATTGAAAAAATTATTTTGTGCAATCGGGGCCCCCCCTTAATTGAATAGGTCAACAAATTAGGTGGATATTAGCCTTGACTTTGGGCAGAAAATCTTCATAATGGAGTCATGATTAAGACAAAGCCTGACGAAAAAAGGTACGAGATTAATTTCAACAAGCCCGTTTTTGTTTACAAGAATCTCCACAAAGACTGTTGGAGCGTCAAACAAGATGGATTAGTCAAAGCTCACACCACAAGCCTTGCGATGCACAGTTGCACTTTTAAGGTAAGCGAAGCAGGAAGAAAGCGTGTGTTAAACGAGCAAAGAAAAAATGTTCACGCAGGAATCCAAGGTTACATTGAGGAGCAAGTTGGTAATTGGATTGATTCGCATCCTACTGCTCGACCTGTAACTTACAATCCGTACAAGTATGAGAATTTTGTTGACAAGGACACGGAACAAATGGTAGACTATGCTATTGCCGTGAGACTAGAACCTAAACAAGTATTAGCAGTATTATGAATCAAAGAACAATAGACATCACCCCTACATGGTCAGCAATCATTCGTCCTATGATTGAGGTGCTGAAGAACCCAAAGGCAGATCCCTTCGGAAAGAAAGAGGTCGAAAAAGAATTGCTTAGACTTGCGAAGATCGTAGACGATCAAAACGAGAAAGCAAGAATGGTAGAACTTGACAAAAAGGCTAGATCATGACACAAGCACAAATTAGAGAAGAAATTCTGGGCATAGTTAAAAGAGAACTTGCATGGGCAGATCCAATGTCTAGGATATGTCTTGATCAGCACAAAAGGCATCCCGAAAAGTTTCCGATTGGTTCAACTTTTGAATCAGCCGAAGAAGTTTTGGATGACATCATTTGTAGCTTGACATTGTTCCAAAAGGAGCTTAGAATTAAGTCATCTTTTCAATCAACTAACCTCTAAACAAAGGAAAATTATGGGACTCGACCAAAATGCTTATTCAGTCGTCCAAGGTGGGCGAAACGATGGAGAAGAAGAACATCTTAGCGAATGGAGAAAACACAATCGCCTTCAAGGATGGATGCAACAGCTTTGGGAAGACAAGGGAAGACCGAATGCTCCTGAGTCATCAAGCCCAATGGGAGACTTTAATTGCATTCCGTTGGAACTCGATGAAGAAGACATTATTCGCCTAGAGCAAGACATTCTAGATTGCAATTTACCCGAAACACATGGCTTCTTCTTTGGAAGCGATTCTTACTCTTGGACAGATGAAAGCGAAGAACCCTTTCCCGAAGGCGACTATTGGTACAAGGAAACCGATTTGCAATTTGTCGAAGATGCCAAAAAGTGCCTCAAACAAGGTAAGAAAGTTTTTTACTCTTGTTGGTATTGAGCCTTGACATTCAAACAGAACCTGCCATACTTAACTACATGAAAGAATTAATGGAAGAAATCAAAACCCTTCAATCACGATTAAGAAATTGCGGTGGAGGAAAAATCGTAATCACTAGCGGAAAATTTGACATCTCGCTTGGCAAAGAGCATGAGGAAGATGAGAGTGAGGATGTCGAAATGCTTCGTGCAATATTCAATGCTTAAAATGGAAAATCAAACATACATCGATGCGGTTTGCGAAGGCAAGCCATTAGACAAACCTTCGTTCAATGCGGATCTTGAAGCATGGGAATTGTACTTTGAGGAGTCGGCGACTCCTTGGCATCCCTATGACGAAAGAGACTTGTTGAGCGTCTTTTTCAACTCTGAACAAGAGGCACTAGATGCCTACAACCACTACAATGCAAACTAACAATGAATACTAAGGTAGACAAACTCAATAAAAAAATTCGTAAAATTGGATTCGAGCTTGCAAGGGCGCAAGCCATGAACATCAAGGCAGAAGATTACTTGTCGAAAAAGATTGCTCACGATTTGCTCTTGAGCGAACTGTATTCGATAGAGAAAAAAGTTTAATTACATCGGACCCGTAGCTCAGCGGTTAGAGCAGGGCACTCATAATGCCTTGGTCCTCGGTTCGAATCCGAGCGGGTCCACCAAAAAAGTTGCACGATTCGCTCAGGGGGGCCCCCCCGCTGCACTATCATACCGGGAAATTGCATAATTTAACAAAATGAAAAAAGGGGTTGACTTTACCTTATTTTCTGTCATACTATAGGTATGATTAACAATGAAGAAGCAAGAGCGTCCTCACTTCAAGAGGACATGGAAAGAAACCCCGAAATGTACAAGGAGTATGTTGAAGAAGACGATTTGGTCGAGCCTGAAAGAGTTGACCTAGTCAATCAAAGGTACATCATCGTGGACAACAAAAACTGTTGGAAGGGTCACGAAGGTCAGCAGATCATTGGAAGCTTTCTTTCTATCGAGGATTCAGTTGCGTGGGCAGAGATCAACCTCGATCATAGCGCCTACAATGTCTATCGAGTACAGGTAGTTCATTAAAAAAAAACTTAATTGCAAAAAAAAGCTTGACGGATCGCAAAAAATTTAGTAAAATTAATCCATCAAAGAAAAACTCTAACCTCTAAAAAATCATGAATAACAGAATCAATCTCAAAGTTTGCTCAACCAAAGAATCTTCTTTCGACGAAGTTAAAGCCGTTGCTACTCCTCAAGCGACAGAGTCTTGGCAACCGATTAGCCATGCTTTCCTTGTTGATCGTGTGCAAAATCAAATGCAGGACAACGGATGGGAAATCGTTGACACCTACCACTCCCTACACCGCTTTGGACAACGCTACTTTGGCTTGTTCCATGTCAAGAACACGGGCGTTGACAACGATGAGCGAGGCACGATTGTGGGCTTGCGAAACTCTCACGACAAATGCTTTCCTGCAGGTTTGTGCATGGGTAATGCACCTTTTGTCTGCTCGAATCTCATTTTCACCAATGAAGTTGTTCTTGCAAGGCGACACACCAAAAACATTCTTTCCGATTTGTCGCAAGTTATTGCTCGCACTCTTGGCAAGATGACTGAAACATGGGCTAGTGACGAGCAACGCATTCAAGCTTACAAAGAATACGAGCTTGGCAACGAACAAGCTCATGACCTCGTCATCCGTGCCTACCAAAACGGAGCAATCAGCAAGGCAAAGATTGCAGATGTTGTGGAGCAATGGCATAAGCCCGAACATGACGATTTTTCGCCAAGAACCATGCACTCCTTGTACAACGGATTCACGCATATTCTCAAAGGTGGAATCACCGCATTGCCTAATCGCTCTCTCGCACTTCACGGAGTTCTTGATTCCGAAGTTGGACTAAGTTCTAAACTTGAAGTCGCTTAACCTAACCTAAAAACACACTAACCAAAATCAAAACACATCTAACTATGAAAAAGCAAAAGTACCTTCAAAATGTAGTCGATAGCCTCAAGGGACGATTCGTTTCCCTTCTTGTCAAAAACGGAGAGCAACGCAAGGTGTTCTCGGCAAAGGTCACTAGCGTGACTCCTCGCCATGTAATGTTCACCGATACTAACGGAGGAAATCGTCGAGTAAATCGTCGTCATGTCCTTCGGGCAACTTGCGCCAACAAGACTTTTAAGAGGTCGGTGAGTTAAATCAAATAGCTCCAAATAGGGAGCCAAATACAAAGCCTCTCTTCGGAGAGGCTTTTTTTGCGAAAGGCTATTGACTTATCCTGCATTTTTTGTGACCGATCCGGGCGGGGGCCCCCCGCAGTACCATCGTATAAAAAATTAGTTGAATATTAGCCTTGACTTTAGTTCTTGATCTGCCATACTTAGACTATGAATGCAAAAGAAAGAATGAAAGAATGGAAAAAGCTTCCGCCGAACACAATTTCATGGGAGACTTTTAAAAGGTTGCTTGGACAATTCGGGCCGGAAAAAGGTATTGAAAAAGCAAAAAAGATGCTTGACAAAAAGGGCTAATTCAACATAATTAAAGACATGATTAAGACAACGCTACTCACTCAAGGAAACGCAAAGATAGTCAAAGGCGAAAAGCTTGGCTATACAACCAAAGGAATTCATCTCGCTCCAGCTCAACTTTCGGGCTATGAGGTTTGCCAATGGCGAAGCAAAGGTTGCACTGCTTCTTGCCTCAATACTGCGGGTCGTGGTCAAATGGACTCAATCCAAAAGTCTCGGATTGCAAAGACAAAATTGTTTTTTACTCAGCGAATGGATTTCCTTGTGAAGCTATCGAAAGAAATTTCTAGTTCAATTAAGACATCAGCAAAGAAGGGTATGAAGTCAGTCTTCAGGCTTAACCTTACAAGTGACATTGCTTGGGAAAACATCATCAATGAAGATGGCGTGACTATCTTTGAGAAGCATGGCAAAACTCAATTTTACGATTACACAAAATCATTTGAACGCATGAAGCAATTCATTCATGGAGAGTTGCCAAGTAATTACCATTTGACTTTTAGTCGCTCCGAACACAATGACAAGTTGTGTAAGTTGGTTCTTGCTATGGGTGGCAATGTGGCGGTAGTCTTTCGCAATCAGTTGCCCGAAACTTGGCAAGGTTATGAAGTCATCAATGGCGATGAAAATGATTTGCGTTTTCTTGACAGGCAAGGTGTTGTCGTCGGTCTTATTGAAAAAGGGATGGCAAAGAAAGACTCAACGGGATTTGTCCAAGAAGGAATTAACTCTTGACAAAACAGAAAACTTAACCTAGTATTAAAGCATGACAGATACCTATTACGATTCCGCAGAAGATGTAACGATCACGCAAGAAAGAGCGTTTGAAGAACTCGCAAAACATGGTTGCCAAGATTATGAGCAATTCATTTTGGACATGGGCGACAAAGAAGAGTATGATGCACAAAAAGTGTTGCAATGGCTAGGCTACTAAAAAGTTGACCGATTCCCCAAGGGGGGGCCCCGCAGTTGAATGGTGCAAAAAATTTGTTGAATTGTTTGCTTGACCTTGGGCCGGTTTCTGTCATACTTAATTACATGAAAGAAACAGTAAAAATCCTAATGTCCCGCGATGGCTTGACTAAAGCTGAGGCGGTCAAACAAGTAAAAGATTTTTTTCTTGGAATGCAAGCCGACATCTCTGAAGGTGGTGATCCTTGGGAATGGGAAAACGAGTTTGTTCAAGAGTTTGGCTTGGAGCCTGACTACTTTGAGGATTTTCTTTTCAGCCTTTGCTGATTAATTTCCTTGACAAAACACAAAAAAATTCATAGAATTACAGCATGATTAAAGACGAGACTAAACTAAAAGATTTCAACGATTTAGACTTCAAGCAACATCCTTGCTTCGCCGAAGGCACGGCAGTTCAAGCAAAATTAACTTTCGGGCATCGTGACAAAGACAATCAAGATCAATTTACGATCTCGGTTGTTCAAAACAAAGGAGATGGTTCGGGCTTGTATGGTCATGAAGATGACGGCACTTACGAAGTTGCAATGTGGTTTCAAGATCGAGACTCCATGCTTCCTTTGTCTGTATCTGACGATGTTCTTGGTTCGCAAACTCCTGCTGACATCACCCGTCTTATGCACACCGCACAGCTCAATGATTTCGCTTGGGTCACTCTTCTTCAGAATGCAAGAGATGATTTCAGAAAAGATTTAGGGCTTGACAGTTAACGAAAAATTTCATACAATTATGGCATGATTAAGATCAGGAAAACCATTCTCTTCACCAAGTCAAGACCTCACAAGGTCAAAGCAAAGGTGATTCACAGAAAGCTCAAACACAAGGAGAAATTGCAGTAATGTACATCAAAGACAATCAAGAAAATTCAGAAGAAACGCCTTTAAATGCTGAAGAGGCTACGAAAATTTGCATGGGAATGATTTACGAGATACTGATTTCTCCTGCAATGGAAAAGAATTTAATTAATTCCGAGGATTACGAAGCACTTCAACAAGTCGGGGAAACCCTTCGCTTTGTCGCAAAAAAAGCCTTGATTTTCGAGAAGATGAAAGAGCAAGACAATGGCATAACTTTTGGTCGCAACTAATGAAACCATTGCTAACGAAATCCAAAGACGGATGTTTCGTAATCGTTTTTGCCGAAAAGAAAACTCATGTCAACGATCTGTTCATCTCTCAAGCGACATTACAGAAAAACATCAAAGAAAAAACATTCATCAAGCATGACAAACTCACTTACAATGAACGACCTCTCTACATTTACCATGAAGACTGTTAATGGCTACAAAGTTTTAAAGAACGGAAAACCCTGTGGAATTACCGGCTCTCTCGAATATGTCGTGGATGAAATTCGCAAACTCGAATCAAATCTTGATCGATCAAGAGAGCATTCGCCTTTCACGATTGTCCTTCGCAAATAGAAAGCTAATCCAAAAAAATAATTTTTAAAATAGGATCGAGCAAATAGAAATAGATGCACAAATAAATACATCAAATATTTTGTAGAATTGGTCATTGACTTATTGTACAATTTTATTGCACAATCCTACTGGGGGGGCCCCCCCGGCCCGCATCGGTCAACTTTTAAGTTGAAAAGTTTAGCCTAGGATCATGCAGTAGAATACTGCAAGCCAAGGCAAGAATAGGAGAATGTCCCAAGTCATGCTTCTAGGTATCCTTTAATTATTCCAATGAAGAAAGCCACGGCAAGAAGGATTGCAAACTCCATTTATTCGCCAAAGATTTCACGCATCAATGGGCTTACTGCCTTCATGTCACGCAAGTTTTCGTCAGAGTCAAAATCCTCTTCCTCATCTGCACGATTGTCTTGACTTTCAAGTTGAGAGATTTCGTCCTCGACATCCGACTTTTGGGCATCGAGCAATCCGTGTTGAACGATTAGTTCTTCAGCAAGGATTTCAGCTTTCAAGTCTTCAATGAAGGAAGACATTGCAGGGGAAACCTGCATGGCGTTTGAACTGTTCGCCATTTGGCGAATTATTTCGATTCTTTCTGATTGAGTCATAGCTTTAATTATGGTTATTTTTCGCTGATTGTCAAGTTTAATTCAGTTTGATTTTTTTCAGCCCGATCAAGATCCTCAAGCTCGATGCTTGCGTTGATCACGACTTGCCTTGCTCTAATGTGCCCAAGGTCTGCGATGGGTTGCATGATTCGGATGAGTTCGGTTAGGATTTTTTTTCTTTCATTCATGGCTTTAATCATAATGATTTCAATGGCAATTGCAAGCTTTTTTTTAAGAAAGGAAGTGATTCAAGGCACTTTCCAATTTTCCTTTGTTTAGGTTATCCTTGCGATCTCTTGGGACAAAGTTCGACCAATGATTTGAGCCTCCGCTTTGTTTTTCTCGAATGTGATCCATGTTCCAAGCATTTTTGACATCTCGATTTGTCCAATTGTCCCAACTCATTCCATCCTCGAATTGAGCTTCGCACAAAATTCTGTATTGATCAATCGAGCAACCGAGGGTAGATTTTCTGATTCCCAAGCATCCGCACGCAATCATGAAGGCTTTTCTCTTTTCTCCGCTGACCATGTCAAAGTATGGATCATGAGCAATTTGGTTTCTGATTTTTTTGTATTTAGATTGAATGTTTTGCTTTTCTTGTTTCTTGTGTTCGATCAGTTCTTCGAGCCTTTTGATAGTGCTATCAAGTTGGTCGATTTGATTTTTTTCTACTACTTTCAGCATGTCTCCAAGATCAAGATCTGTGCGAGAGTCTTTAACATTCTTTTTGGTGAAAATTTTATTCCAAGCTTTCGAGAGTTTATATTTCATTTTTTTCCTTCGTTTTAGCAATTTATAATTAACAAGAATATATTATACAAAGAGAATTGCAAGCTTTTTTTTAAGAAAAAAACGGATGCTTGCGAACCGAAGAAAGAGGAACAGCAACACGCTTTTGCGAGCGATAGATGCGAGCGAGAACGAAAGTCTCTGCTCCGTCTTTGTGAAAGCCTTCGACCTGAAGGATTCTTTTTTTGTAATCAATGAGAACATCTTTAATCTTAATCATACCTACAAGGTAACACAGAAACCCCGAAAAGTCAAGAAAAACTTTCAACTATTTTTTTGCACGATCCTATTGCGGGGGGGCCCCCCCGAGGGCCGGTTGTCAAGCTTTATTTTTCATTATTTTTCATTGCAACTTTGCTTTTTCCTCGCGAAGGCGGTGGATTCTATTGTGAATCGATTTTATTTTTAGGTATTGGTTAAGTGCTCGTTTAGGGTGTCTTTCTATCCTGCGATGGGCTTGAGGCATCTTGCGATTAAAATGCTTTAGATTTAGTTGATCGAGTAATTCCTTGTTTTCTTTCAAGGCTTTGCGTTCAATTCGCAATGCTTTTTGAATTGAGGGTCTAATTGGATCTTCTGAATCAAGAGATTTCAAACGATCCTCGTACCTTTTTTTGCGAATTTCCCTGTTCCAAACTTTTTCAGCACAAGCAATGCGGTCAATCGTTTGTTGTTCTAGCATGTCATACAATTCTTGATCTATTCCTGTTTCTGATGGGTATGGAGTTCCGCGTAGATCATCTTCTTTGGCATGATGCAATGCAATGTCGATTTTCCAATTATTTTTTAATGCTTCTTTATTGTTCTTTTTGAAAGCCCTTAATGTATTGATGTACCTTTGTTCCTGTCTGTGGAAGTTAGTGAATTCCTTTACCTTGATCAAATTACTTGCGCAAAGAAAACCTGAAATGTATACTGCACCATCAGAATTTGATCCCCAATGATAGGAATTTTCATAGTTTTGTAGCCTAGCAATTGGATTAATTGAAGAACCAGCTTTCAAGTGCAAAGTTCTGAGGTTAGTGTCGAGGTTCATTGCAACATATACTTTTTTCATTCTATACCTTTGTTAGTGAGTTAAAAGGACTTTTTCCTTATCTTTGATAATACATAGTATGACAAATTTTTTCGTAAAGTCAACTGTTTTTTTAAAAAAAATGAAAAAAACTTTCGCCTATTTTATTGCACGATCCTGCCGCGGGGGCCCCCTAAGCCTGCAAGCCATTGACCGTCAAAGGCTTACCAAACGAAGCCTCCTACAGCGCCCGTCCTGCCAACGGCAAGAGGGTGAAGCTCCAAGTCGGTGACGGGCACCGACCAGATGCGCGAGGAGTAACCCCGTGCACGGACGACTGCGACGCCGTCGGTTAAGGACTCAACCACGCAGGAGAATCCGTTGAAGAGAACGATATCATTAATCTTAATCATACCTACAAGGTACCACAGAAACCCCGAAAAGTCAAGAAAAACTTTCAACTATTTTATTGCACGATCCTTTTGCGGGGGGGCCCCGAGGGCCGGCTGTCAAGCTTTATTCTTCAAAATTTGCTTTAACCATTCCAATGAAGAAGGCCACGACAAGAAGGATTGCAAGCTCCATTTTATTCGCCAAAGATTTCACGCATCCGAGAACTCAACAAGTCCATTGATTTGAGCTCTTCGTCCTCGTCAAAGTTTTCTTTTTGACTTGCCCTGTCTTCGAGGCAATCAAGATTTTGAAACTCATCTTCGACATCTTGCTTGTTCGCTTGAAGCAAGCCGTACTCTGCCACAAGGTCTTGAGAAAGCTTTTCTTCCTTGAGTTCTTGAATGAGTAAAGACAAAGAAGGGCTAACTTTTTCGGTTGGATTTTTCGAGGCTTCTTCGATTATTTTGATTCTTTCTGATTTTAACATGATTTGATTATGGTTGAATTTTTTTGATTTGTCAAGCAATTAAACAATGGATTCGAGTTTTCTGAGGTTAACGCAAAGGGTGATTTGCCTTTTTTCTTTTTCCATTCTGCACTTGCTTGCACTCCATCGGTCAGGCAAGGAATTATTAGCCAACCGAAAGGCAGATCCTGCATTGAGTTTATTTACCGACTTGACTTGCTCTTTTGTTTCTTCAAGTGTGTTTGAATAGTCTTTGACAAAGCTAGCGGTTTCAAGCCAAATTTTTTCCATTTTTTCAATTTGAACATTCATGCTCAATTTGTAGAATTTTACATCAACAAGCTTGTCAGGCGTTCCATCATAAAAGCCGACTACAAGGATGAGGTCTTTTTTGATTGCAAGCAATTTTCTTTCGACATCGCCAAGAATGATGTCTTTTCTCTTGATCTCGTAGTATTTTACTTCCCAATCACCAATTAGACTTTCGGGAACATTGCCTTGCTCAACGATTTCTTTGCGGAAGTCAACCGCATCTTTGTGTTGATCATGTACAGGGAATTTAAAGTAATCTTCGAGATATTTCTCAAAGGGCTTTCCATGCTTTCCCATTTGTTTATTGTGGGCGTTAACATTACGAAGGTGTTTTTCGATTTGTGAGTAGGATTTTTCTTCAATTATTTTCATAGCAATTTTGTTTTTATTATTTTAGATTAATTTATACGAGCCTGAAAGTCAAGCTTTATTCTTCTTTGTTGAGTTGAAGGGCAAGGGCTTTGTCCACTTGCTCAACCATTTCTTCCATCCATATCAAGATGTTTCCTGCATGAACTTGTGCAAACTCGCCGTCTTCTGCAAGGCGATCTTTTGCAAGGTTTGCGATAGCTTCGGCTTTTGAGCCAATGTCGAAAGTCGCCTCAAGAGTTTTGAAGTTTTTGGCGAGCATGATGTCTTTGAATTTTGTTTTCATAAGTATAAGGTAAACTAGTTTCGGGTTAATTGCAAGCAAAAAATGATTTATTTACGCAATCCATTCGACAAGCTCAAACTTGCGAGGAAGGTTAAACTTAGCAAGATCACGATTGAGATTCTCAATTGAATCGTGGTGTTCGCATTTGAGAAGTTGATTCTCTGCGATGATGTCGCCCGTCTTGCGGTCAACGATATTAACTTTGGCGATGAAGCCGTTTACTTGTTTATCATTCTTAATCATACCTACAAGGTATCACAAAAACCCCGAAAAGTCAAGAAAAACTTTCAACTATTTTCTTGCACGATCCTACTGCGGGGGGGCCCCGCCCGCATCGGTCAACTTTTAAGTTGAAAAGTTTAGCCTAGGATCATGCAGTAGAATACTGCAAGCCAAGGCAAGAATAGGAGAATGTCCCAAGTCATGATTTGATTAGCTTAAGCGATTGCTCGAGTTGTTGAATTTTCGCATCGACATCGACTGCAACCGAGGCGATTTGTTGAGCCTCGGACATTCTGCCAAGGCGCAAGGCGTTAGTTCTTTGATTTGTTAAAGCTTGCAAGACTGCAATTAGTTGATTGATTTTTTCTTGAATCATTTTGAGATTACGATGGGTTTTCTGTTTTTTGCACGAAGCCTGTCGGCAATTTGTAAAGCGTGAGCCATGCGTTTAGAGTTGTCCACTACGACGCCATCCATGAGAATGTTCCACCATTGTGGAAAGTTTGCGTTTCTTTCAATTCTAATCATAGTTTTATTCTATTTGTTTTGGAGCAAAAGTCAAGCATTTTGTTCGCGAATTTTGAAAGCCATGTCGTGAAGACGAGAACGCGAACCGCCAAGCTCGCGAAAGTTGCGAAGTTCGCGGGCGACTTCAAAGCGAGCTTTCCAAGCTTGCTTGAATTCAGGAGCATCAACGGAGAGAGAGTTGACAAGGCGGTTAAGCTCTTCGAATTTTTGATTAAGTTCTTGTTTAGTCATAACTTTTTTAATTTAAGGGTTTAGAGAGTAAAAGGTTTCAGTCGATAAGACCGTCTTGGTGATCCAAGCGAAGTAGCTCATCTTGGAGTTGCCCGATTTCGGAGCGGATCGCTACCTTGTCGGCGATAGTTAACTCGCAATCAACGAGCGTTTCACGGAGAACGGAGATTTCGATTTCAATTTCTTCTTTGGTCATAACTTTTAACTTTAGGATTTTAACTTTCTTATCTTAACTTTATATGTATAACTTAGCACACAATGTGCGAAATGTCAAATTTTTTTTTCACTTTTTTTCACTTTTTTCATCTTAGCGATGACAAACTTGCAAAGGATTTTTTCTCTTTCGGTTAACTTAATCATGTCTATAACATAGCACAGAAAACCCGAAAAGTCAAGAAAAACTTTCAACTATTTTATTGCACAATCCTACTGCGGGGGGGCCCCCAAGCCTGCAAGCCATTGACTGTCAAAGGCCTACCAAACGAAGCCTCCTACAGCGCCCGTCCTGCCAACGGCAAGAGGGTGAAGCTCCAAGTCGGTGACGGGCACCGACCAAACCCTCGAGGAGTAGCCCCGAGCACGGACGACTGCGACGCCGTCGGTTAAGGATTCAACCACGCAGGAGAATCCACTGAAGAGAACGATATCATTAATCTTAATCATACCTACAAGGTACCACAGAAACCCCGAAAAGTCAAGAAAAACTTTCAACTATTTTATTGCACGATCCTGCCGCGGGGGGCCCCCGGCCCGCATCGGTCAACTTTTCAGTTGATTAGAGCACAAGAGGATCAGGCAATGAATTAGGCACAGCGAACCAATCGGATGAGTCAATCACTTGCCCGTTCAGTACAGGCTCGAAGTTGACTTGATGCACTCCGGCATTGACTATTCCGTTTACGCGTTCGCGCGTGGTTGGTGTGTTCCAACCTGCAAGCGACCAACGCACAAGGCCGTCCGCGTCACGCTTCACAATGGCGTTGCCATGTAGCCAAACGGTCTCGCCGTCCGTGCTAGTGTTGCCAATCGCTTTTGATTCGCGGCGTTCAAATGCTTGTTTTATTTGTTCTGTTACTTTTCTCATTTTATGCAATTTTAGCTTAAAAGAATTGACTTGTCAACCTTAAAGGTGGACAATCTCGACAGACTCGGTCAAAGCCTTTTCATCTGCAAGTATCTTTGCAAGATGAGGCGAGCGACCGAAGCGATCAATGCCCGCAGAGCGAACACGTGGAAACTGTTGAGACTCGCTGTCCCAAATTTTAACGGAGAAATGGGTTGACCATTTTTTGATGAAGATTTTTTTGATCATAGCTGTATGAGTTAAGGTTGATTAGTTAAACAAAGGATGAAGTTTGACATCCTCGAAACGGATACCGACTTCTCGGTTAGTCCTGTAAGGACGAACTTTGGCGATCTTGCCAAGCGATTCATGCTCGACTGCCTCGATGAATTGAAAGACTTTTTTGTCTCGTGAGATTAGGACATCGCCCTTTTTGAATTTGGTTTTCATAATTTTTAAGAGTTTGAGGTTAAAGGTTAGGAAGCCAACTTGGCTTCGAGTTGGGAAATTTCTTCCCGAAGAGCTACACGCTCTGCGATGGTGAGGACGCAGTCCTCAAGGGTTTCCCGAAGGATTGAGATTTCGATTTCGATTTGTTCTTTGTTCATAATTTTTAGCAATTTGAGATTAAAACTTTCTTAACTTTATATATACAAGATAGCACAGGTTTGGTCAAAAGTCAAATTTTTTTTTTCACTTTTTTTTCGATTATTTTAGTGAGAGTAGAAAGAACATTCTTCTTGCCTTTGGCTTTCATTCGACGGGCGAGCTTTTGGAGTTCATTCTTTCTCTTAATCATATATACAAGATAGCACAAGAACCTCGAAAAGTCAAGAAAAACTTTCAACTATTTTCTTGCACGATCCTACCGGAGGGGGTGGGTTGACCTATCCCATTAAATGAATTCATTTTTCTTTTACAGCTTTTCTAGATCGCGGGGGGTCCCTTTTTTCAATATCAAAACACTTTTACATTATATAATATATTTGTTCGACTCAAAAAAAATCGGCACATATTTGTGTATATATACAAATATATCAAATTATGCCTCGACGCAAGAAAAAAACCGAGATCGTGAATGAAGAAGAAATTGAAAAAATTCGAACTTCATTAACCAAAACTAACATAAAGTTAAAAAAAGTTTCATTAACTGACAAACAGCTTGAATTATTGCGCATAATATTTGAGAACGACAGCAAGATCATATTCATAAGTGGTCCAGCAGGAACGAGCAAGACATTTGTCGCAATATACGGCGCTTTACAGCTTTACAACATGAACAATGAACGCGGCATTACTTATGTTCGCACAATTGCAGAGAGTGGCGAAAAGAGCTTGGGTGCATTACCGGGCGAAATGGCGGAAAAGATCAATCCATACATGATGCCGATGAACGAAAAGCTTGACGAATTACTGATACCTGGCCAATCAAGCATAATCAAAGAAAAAGAAATAATAAAAGGCATGCCGATTAACTATCTTCGTGGTGCCAGTTGGCGTGACGAAATTGTCATCGCGGACGAAAGTCAAAATTTCACATTCAAAGAATTAACCACCTTGATGACCCGCCTTGGCGAGGGCAGCAAATTACTTATTTGCGGCGATCCGATGCAAAGCGACATCAATGGAAAGAGCGGATTTTCAGACATGTACTCATTATTCGACGACGATCAAAGTAAAGAACAAGGAATACATACATTTTACTTTGGACCAGAAGACATCAAACGAAGTGAAATACTAAAATATATAATTGAAAAACTAAAAAACCACAAAAAATGAACGACGAAACATATTTACCAAAAATAGAAATTCACGAAGAACTAAATTCTCTTAGTCAAGTAATCGACTGGGGCTTGAGACAATCCAACATTCCAGAAACCTGGAAAATCACCCAAGGTGAAGGCATTACTGTTCTTGTTATTGACACGGGCATGGTTGAACACCCCGACGTAGGAGATAATGCAATTCCTGGAGAAAACTTTATACCGAACGAACCATTAGAGGACGAAAATGGTCACCAAACTCACTGTGTTGGCATAATTTGCGCGAAAAACAACGAAGTTGGCATGGTTGGTGTGGCACCCAAAGCAAAAGCGATTTGTGTCAAGGCCTTGGGCAAAAGTGGCGGAGGAAATTATATTGGTCTCGCGGCTGCTCTTGATTATGCTATAAAAATCAAGCCTGATCTTGTTTCAATGAGCCTTGGAGGCTCTACTCCATCCCCCATTTTGCATGAAAAAATAAAAAAATTATATGAAATGAACATTCCTGTTATATGTGCCGCAGGAAATACTGGACAGGGCGGAGTTAATTGGCCCGCAGCCTTTGACGAGACTATAGCTGTTGCCGCGCACGACAAATATGGAAACATCGCATATTTTTCATCTCGCGGAGAAAAAGTTGAATGGGCTGCTCCAGGAGTGGGAATATATAGTACATATATAAACAACATGTATAGAAAATTAAGCGGAACATCCATGGCGTGTCCATTTATCGCAGGTGTTGTTGCACTCATGTTATCCAAGCACAAAAAACAAGAACAAGAAGAAAATAAAAATGACTGCAAAACTGTAGAACAAATCAGAGAACACTTGCTAAAATATACTCTTGATCGCGGAACACTTGGAAAAGATAACGACTGGGGTTATGGAATAATTGACGTTGAAAAATTGATCAAGGGCGAAAAACCCGAACCGAAACCCGAACCGAAACCTGAGCCAGAACCAGAACCGAAACCTGAACCGAAACCTGAGCCAGAACCAGAACCGAAACCTGAACCGAAACCTGAGCCAGAACCAGAACCGAAGCCCAAGAAAAGCAAAATTCACTATATTCCATGGATTGTTGTGGGCGTGGTAGCTATTATTGCAATCGCCATGATATTTTCTTCATCAAATGATGATCAAGAAGGTTTAGATATTGACTTTGACGAAAAATACCAGCAAGAAATCAATCGAAACTAATCTCATACAAAAAATTAAAGTGTATTAAAAAACATGTCGAATTATAGTCTTAAAGGTATCGCGGAGTCAATTGATAACCTAACAATTAACCCTCAAAGTTCTTCATCAACAAGTGTCACGACACTTGTTGCAATGAATGATGCCCAAGGAAACTCGCAAAGTCTATATGACCTCTATGTAGGAATTTGCTTTGTACGATTTGGTGACGAAGGAATAGATAGTGATGATGGACCAAATGATCGCGCCGTAATTGCTAACTCAACTAACGTCCTTACTGCCGACAACAGCATTCAGGTCACCAATCATGGATTTGACATTGGTGATGTAGTTCGATTTACCACATCTAGCGGAAGTAATTCGACAGGTACTTTACCAAGCGGATTATCTACAGATACTGACTACTATGTAGTATATAATGCCCATCCAAATTTTATTAGAGTATCAACTACTTCTGGTGGCTCCGCTGTCAACATTACAGATGTAGGTAGTGGAACTTTTTATGTTACTCGAAATGCATTTATCGCACTTGATGCACAAGATTGGCTAAGCACGGGTAGTAGCGCTATAAATGTATTGGCTGTTAATTTTAAATTTAGATATGGCGTTCAAGCTTACAAATGGCTTTCCAGATATACCACTGTTCGCAAAATGGCATTTTTAGTCGGATTGCCTGAAGATCGAGCTGGGTCGACTGCTAATGGCGCGCGTTACGCCGAATGGAATTCGCTCAGCAGTTCAAGCACAAGTTATGATCCAAGACCATCTATAATGGGAGGACGTGAGTGGGAAAATTTTGACGATGTATATTTTTATGGCCTGCTGCTTCCACAAGAAGATGCGCTAACCAACTATCTTGGCAAAAGGACAGGAGCAATTAGTTTTTCTTTTGGCGGAAATAGTTATCCTGCGGAAGGAACTGGTTTTTCTTCAGATACATCTAGTTATGGTTTGGGAACAACTGGAACTGTTAATGGACATTCCCGTGACGCAAACTTGTGGAGAAATGCCGCTTATGCAGCTTTTGAACGATGTCGTATAGTCGCGTATGTTACAACAAATGTTGGTCATCTTTTTTGGTTTCGATATACCAATAAATTATATATGCAGAATATCCACTGGGTTATACAAACCTATTCGGGAGGCGAGCTCTCTACTGCATTCATGATAGGTGCAAAAGTAACAACTTTCGTCAACCTTAGACTCGCAGTCTGGACTGCAGCAACGACGGGAAGTAGTTGGCGTGGCTTTATGCATGGTAATTCTGCGCCGATTGAAATAGGCGAAGGAGCCGGAACAGTTTACATAATGGGTAGCGTTTTTCAGATTTCGACAGGATCCGACCTGACCGATCCGGACATGTTAAAATGCGGCGGCAAAGGGACACTAACTATAGATCCGAACAATCAGTTTATGTACGTGAATTATTATTCTGGTATTGGCTATCCATACAAGGAACGTGCAAAAATAGTTCAAGGAATGTACTGTACCAACGCCAGTCACATAGCCAGAGGTTTTAGGCTATCACAGGAAAACTGGACACTAGCGAACGGGACAGCTTTGGACGTAGGTCTGCAGGCCGGAACTGTGACCTGGTTCTATAAAGATATGAATGGAAACAGTCGGGTGTACGGTTCCCAACCTGGAACTTATTATTATTGGAATGGGTCGGCATGGGTCGGCATGAGTTCTCATAGATTCTATATATCATAATCAAAATGGAATACTCGATACCTCGAAAGGACAAATAGAATGAATGTAATATATAAAATATATAACTCTCATGGTGAATTTGATCATTATTGGCACCCAGCGAAATCTGGAACATTACTTCCGGATCAATATTGCGAATGCGAACATGATTCCATCATAGAACTTCATCAAGATCCTAATTTCATTACGGCTTGTAATTGCGATAATAACCAAGGCACACCTGTAGAAACTGGGCAACTTTTAGCCGAAGATTTAATTTTACAAAGTGGTTTGATAGTTGAGGGAGGTCCTCCACCTTGCGACCTTCCTCGTCCAGAGCCAGAGGAATAAAAGACTTCTTGACAAAAGATTTGTGAAGTTAATTATCGAATCTTGCTTGACTGAACCTCCGAGTGAAATTTCTTGCTTTCGTGATTTAACATTATTTGCAAAGACTTTTGTCTTTGAGGATGTTATACTTGAATGTGTTCCTGGCACACGAACACTTTATTGGAATTGGTTAAAGAGTCATGGTGCGCATGATTTCGTATCCGACTTGATACGAATAGGCGAGCGAGAAGAGGGGTATACAATAAAAACCAATCCGCCAGCCAATCTTGTGGTTGATCGAATTGGTTGTTATAATTTAAACTATATTATTTCTCAGTTAAACTTGTTGAGATAAGTTTTTTTCAAACTCTTGAGCTTCTTCCAAAAGCTTTTCGAGCTGTTCTTCTTGCATAGTTTGTACATCTCTAGTTGCCTGTTTAATAACTTGTTGTTGAACGAGCTGTAGCAATTGATTAAGAGAAATTACTGATAATGCCTCTGATAATTGTACATTGTTTAAAAATTTATTTGCCAAGTAATTGACTACTCTTGATTGTTCGGCTGATAATTCAACTGGTTGATCAGTCGCGGCGTTTTCTGTTGTTTCTTGTTCTTGTGTTGCTGTTGTCATGTTCTATTATAATATGATTTTTTGATTTTTAAAGTTGTATAATGGATAATTGTTTTCTTGTGATTGATCAATAAATTCGCGTATTAATTTTTCTCTTTCTAGTTGTAGAATTTTTTCTTTTTGCCATTCAATTAGTTGATGTTGTTCCCATACTATCCACATTAGATATACGATCAACAGGATTCCGCTGATGATTGATAGGGACTTGTTCATTACATATTGTATATAATATGCTATTGGTTTCTAGTATTATTTTGTTTTTTGTGTAATATAAAAGTATGGCTCAAATTACGATTAATAATTTAACAACTCAATCTTCTGGGTTTTCTGATTTTTGGATTCCAGTTTGTGATAACAATGGAAATACTTACAAAGTTAAAGTAAAAGATTTAATTGCCGGATCTGGCGCAAGTTCTGCATCTGTTGCTCCTATTGTAAAAACTACAACAGTTGTACCTAAGTTTAAAGGATGGGGATTTCCCGCTTATAGGGTCTTCGATGAGGCAGCTATTAACGAAACCAATATGTTTGCTTCTAGCACTGTTGTTTCTGGAATGATCGGAGGTGTCTCAATAAGCAAGGCGGCTGGGAGTAGTACGGTTGTTTTCGGAAATGCAAACGCTACAGTAAATGGGGCAAGGGTCTCTCTACAAAGTAGTTCATTCGGAACAGTAAGTGTTCCTAACCGTTTTGGCAAGGGCGGCGGTACAACTACTAGTGCAACCGTACATATTACTTGCACAACAAATTCTTTAAAAGTCGAATCGAATGCTCCAGTAAATGTCGTGCTAAATATATACAAAGCAGGCTAATGCCATTACCTAAACCAAATAAAGACGAAAAAAACAGCGATTTCATGAATCGCTGTATGAGCGATCTCTCGACCAAAAAAGAATTCAAAAATGTCAAGCAGCGTGCAGCTGTATGCTATACTCAATTAACTCGCAAGAATAAAAAGAAATCGTAAAGTGTTTCGCGGCACTATAATTAATCTTTTCTTTTTTTGCTTTTAATTCTTTGTATTTCTTCAGGCAGAATTTTAATTACTTTTTCTACCTTATTTTCCATCATCATTTCTGCGGGAGTAGATCCATTCAATCTTGCGTTCTCTGTTTTTAACCAGCTTGTGGATTGATATGAATTTAAATTTTTGCTTAAAAGCTCAAGTATAGACCTGTGTGACATATATTATAATACACTTAATCTACAAAATTTACAATTAGTGTATATATTAACATGGGTCCTATATTAAATACGATACTCGGAGCAGGCATAAAATTAGTCTGTAATTTAATCAACAGTTGGCTCGAACAAAAAAGACAAGATCAATTAGCTTTAGCCGCAAGAGACGAAAAAATGCTTGAGGCGTTAATAGCAAATCAATCGTCCACTTCTCGAGATCCTTTTGTGAAGATTACTCGCAGAATATTGTTTATGAGTATAACATTTACAATGTGTTTTTTAATGATTTATTATGCAATGAATCCTGATATAAAATATAATCTTATTGTGCCAAAAGGTGATAGCGCAAAGCTTGGTTTTGGTTCGTGGTTTTTTGGAGGTAATAGTTGGGAAATGGTTGAAATGACAGGTGGTTTAATGCTCGCTTCTTTCATGGATCTTTGTTTTATGGTGGTTGGATTTTACGCTATACCAAGTAAAAGAAGATGAAGTTATTGAATTTGTTTTTTATTGTTTTTGTTTTGTGTTCGTGTTCTGTTGTTACCCGCACAACATCCATCGAGAATCCAAAGCCTGTAGATTTTTCCGAATCAGGTTTTTCTAAATTAGATTTAAATAAAGATGGTCAAATATCCAAGAGTGAATATATAGCCCCCGAAGAAACAACAAATTTATGGGGCCCAATCATTTCATTTTCTTGCATAGCTGCTGGAATATTATGTTCTTGTATTTTTTTGAATCGTGTATTAAATAATAATGAATGATTTTGCATTAGTTCTTGCGTCAATAATATCTGCCGTAGGCGGAATTATTGGAATGTGGGTAAAAAATAGATTAGACTACAAGAAAAGTAATAGCGTCGAAAAGGTTGCTGCATCTGGGGTTAATATTTATGAGGCACTCGATTATGTACTCTCCGAAACAAAATGCTCGAGGGCGTATGTTTTTGAGTTCCATAATGGTGAACATTTCTTCTCTGGTAGGGGTCAGCAAAAGTTCAGTTGCACCTATGAATTTGTGAAGCCTGGCGTTAGCGCGGAAGCGCTAAATTCACAAAATCATAGAATATCCAACTATAATCATTATATACATGAATTAATTTCCGAAGAAAAATTCGAATATATAAATATCAATAAAATTCCTGATGAAGCATTTAAAATGTTATTAGAGTCAAGGGGAGTATGTGCAATTTATAATGTACCTATAAAGACATTAAATGGTAAAATTATAGGAATACTAGGAATAGATTATACATTCGATATCGAAGAGTTTGATTTTGGGCAAGAACATCCTGATGTAGCGAAATTTATGCGTAGACAAGCAAGAATTATAAGTGGTTATTTGATATAATCTTTTATACGATTATAATAAAGTACTATGGCATTTTCCTATTGTCCGCACTGCGGCTTTAAAAATTTATATTCTATACGCGCACCAAAATTTTGCGGTGGATGCGGCGAGTCCATCCAAGGCTCTCGCGCATCAGCAATTAAAAAATTAAATCCATCAATCAAAAAAACCAAAACAGAATTTGAGGATGATCCCGATGGATCTGATATTTTTCATGTTCCAGAACTAACTTCTTTAGCTTATTCAATTGAGCATGACCAAAACAAGTTTGCCCTAAAAGATATGGTGCCCCTTCCAGAGCCTAAAGATTCTGTAGATAAACCAAAAGTCAAAAAAGCAAGGCGACGTGGAAGACCAAAAAAAGCATAATTTTCAATACGAAGATAAAGCGCAGGAAATTGATCAAGAAATAAAAAAGCGAAGGGGCAAATGGTTCTTGGACTCTCTGGCGTGGTTTGATTTTGAGGACGTAGAGCAGATAATAAAAGCACATATACATAAGAAATGGCATCAGTGGGATCAAAGCCGCTCCCTGAAGCCATGGATAAATAAGATCATTACTAATCAAATGAAAAATATATTGCGAAATAATTATAGCAACTTTGTGAGGCCTTGCTTGAATTGCCCATTCAATCAATCTTGTTCAGCTAAAGATGGATCTTCAGGGTCTTTATGCGGATTTACGAAATCAGGACTTCAAGACTCTTCTTGTCCGCTGTATGCAAAATGGGAAAAAACAAAAAAGTCTGCATACGATATTAAAATGGCTCTAGCATTAGAAAATCATTCTCACGAAGTTGGGGGAATGGAAGATCATGGCTTTGACATAATGCAAGCGCAAGAAAAGCTAAATGAATTTATGAAAAAAGAATTGTCTCAAAAGCAATATATGGTATATGAATTACTTTATGTCAAGCACGAAGAAGAGGAGAAGGTTGCAAAGATAATGGGCTATAAAACTTCTGAAAAAGGAAGAAAGGCAGGTTACAAGCAAATAAAAAACCTAAAGAAAGTATTTAAGCAGAAAGCTCAATCTATACTTGAAAAAGAAGATATAATATCTGTTAAAGGAGGTCTTTCATGGAGCTAACAGAAGAACAAAAACAAATTTTAATTGATAATTCCTCCAAGATATCTGATCTTGCAGCGCTGACAGAGCTTGTTTTTCCTGATAAAAAAGGTTTGGACGGAAGAACAAAGGAGGGTAGAGCTGTTAGGTCTTTTTTGCTGAGTTCGAAAATATCTTACGATACAAAACATTGTCACCCCAAAGAAGATATTATTCTTGACAAAGATCAAGAGGTTTTTGTAGAGCAATATTCCAAAGAGGGAATGAACGCTTTTCAAATAGCATCTTTATTGTTTCCTGATTCAACGATAACAGGCACGAGCAAGCAATATGTTGCCGTTTTAAACTTCATTGAAAGTAATGCTGGATTAACAGTTCATCCATCAGAGGATGCTGTTAATAAAAAATATATTCCTCCAAAAACAGAGGCTAGAATACTCAAGAAGATAAATGATTGCTGTATCAAGGGTATTGATGAAAAAAAATTGAGCATATCCGATAGAAAAAGCATCGAGTCGCTTGGTTATTTTTTGGCATCTCCAAGATTTATACAAGTCATCAATAATTATGATTCCCAAGCAGATCGAGATCTTTTTGAAGCCGAGTTTGTTCGGGCAACTTGGGACAAGCCGGATTTAACTAGTGACGAAATTAATCTTTATATCAATGTCTGCATGGATTACATTCATTTGAAAAACATTCAAGGGGCAATCAATAAGTTGAATCGAATGTTTGATGATACTGAAGACCAGCAAGATTTGACCGTAAGGCTCGCAGAGCTGCTAAAGACAAAGAGCGAAGAATACAATCAATGTGAAAAAAGAATGGAGTCACTTATTCAAAAGCTTCAAGGCGATCGCTCCAAAAGGATCTCAAACCAGCAAAGACAAAATTCTAGCATACTTGCACTGGTCCAACTTTTCCAAGAAGAGGAGGAAAGAAAAGTGATGGTCAAAATTGCAGAATTGCAAAAAAAGGCTGCCAAAAAAGAAGCAGACAACCTAGAGTCCATGCCAGACTGGAAGGCTCGAGTGCTAGGCATATCCAAAGAGGATATAATTTAATGCTGCGAAAATGAACTCCTGCAAAATATGTGACAAGAATTTTGATTCCGACAGAAGCTTGCATGGCCATCTCAAGAGTCATGGTTTAACTATGGCAGAATATTATACTCAATATTTTCCAAGAAAAAATTTACTTACTGGAGAACCTCTTCCATTTAAAAATAAAGATGATTATTTCTCGAGAGACTTTTCCAATAGAACTCAACTCATAAAATGGTGCAATACAGAAAAAGAAGATAAGGTTAAAGATTACATCTTAAAATTATTATCAAACAGAATAAAACTAAAAGGCCTTTCGGTTGGCCCGTGTTACTTAGAACTAAAAATTAACAGCTTACCCACTGTAGAAATTTATCAAAAGTTTTTCGGATCATATACCGCAGCTTGTAGGGAGTTAAATGTTGAGCCAATGTTTGGAAGTCGCCTGCCTGAAGATTTTAAAACATGTGATGCAAGTGAGCTTGAAATATTTATTGATACAAGAGAGCAGCAGCCGTTGAATTTTGCAAAGTCGGAATCTTTAAAGCTAGACTTCGGAGATTATGCAATTGGTGGAGATAATTACAACTATACATATATTGACAGAAAAAGCGAGCAAGATTTTAAGTCAACTCTGAGCAAAAACAGTCTCGAGAGGTTTCGCAATGAGTTGCAAAGGGCCAAAGATTTTGATAGCTATTTATTTATTGTCACCGAAAGTAGTCTTGATAAAATAGCAAAAAACAATCGATGGGGAGCGCATAAATCAAATTTAAAATACATTTATCATAATATGAGAGTGCTTAGTCACGAGTTTAATAAGAATTGTCAATTTATTTTTACAGGAAGCAGGGAAAGGTCAGAAGAGCTAATACCTAAAATTTTATTGATGGGCAAAAAATTATGGAATGTAGATCTACAACATTATATAGATAGGGAAATAATTTAATATGGCATGGGAACAAGGTAATCAATTGTCGCGAAAAGAATCGGAGGATTTAAACTCAAAAATTTTATCCATCGAGGGATACATTGAGGAAAGAGAAGCAAAGGTTTTGCTTTATCAGTTTCTGAGGGAGAATATTACTTTTACTGCAGATTTAATTTCTGGTGTTAAGCTTTTTCCATTTCAACATATGGCAATTAAGGCGATGTTTGAAACAGATTATTTTATGGGCGTATGGAGTCGAGGAATGAGTAAATCATTCACAACTGCAATATACGCATACCTTGATGCGATACTTAATCAAGGAGTGGAAATTGGCATCTTATCTAAATCCTTTCGTCAAGCGAAAATGATTTTTAAAAAAATAGAGGATATTGCATCAAAGCCCCAGGCTCATTATTTAAGCCAATGCATTTCTCATAAATCAAAAAGCAATGACGAGTGGCTACTGGAAATTGGTAGCTCAAAAATTAGAGCATTGCCTTTAGGTGATGGTGAAAAGCTGCGTGGATTTAGGTTTCATAGAATCATTATTGACGAGTTTGCGCTTATGCCAGAAAGAATATATAATGAGGTTATTATACCGTTCTTGAGTGTGGTAGAAAACCCAACACAAAGAGAAGAGCTTTATAATGTAGAAACAGATCTAATTAAGCAAGGAAAGATGAAAGAATCTGAGCGTCATATTTGGCCAAACAATAAATTGATAGCCCTATCATCTGCAAGTTATAAGTTTGAATATATGTACAAGGCTTATGAGCAATTTGAAGATTTGATTATGACAGGAGGAACAAAGAAGTCTGATGCCCACAGGGTAATTATGCAATTTAGTTATGACTGCGCCCCAAAACAGCTATACGACCAAAATTTGATCAATCAAGCTAAATCGACTATGAGTCAAAGTCAGTTCGATAGGGAATTTGGTGCAGTATTTACTGATGATAGCTCAGGCTATTTTAAGACATCCAAGATGGCAGCATGCACATTAAAAGATGGTGAAATGCCATGCGTTCAGGTAAAAGGAGAAATCAAAGAAAAATACATTCTTGCATTTGACCCAAGTTGGGCCGAGAGTGAAAGTAGTGATGACTTCGCGATGCTACTAATACAATTGAATGATGCAAAGAAAATTGGCACCGTAGTGCATAGCTATGCTTTGTCTGGAGCAAACCTAAAGCAACATATTTTTTACTTTGATTATTTATTAAGTAATTTTAATATTGTAGCTATCATTGGAGACTACAATGGTGGTGTGCAATTTATTAATGCTGTAAATGAAAGTAGTTTATTCAAAAAGAAAAACAAAGAAATAAAATGTTTAAATACAAACTTTGATGATATTGAGCATTACCAAGAAAGATTATCAGAGGGTAAAAGAGAATACAATATTGATAATCATACTATTTGCTATTTAAGAAAACCTACTAGCCAATGGATTCGAAGGGCAAACGAATTATTGCAATCAAACTTTGATCACAAAAGAATCTTATTTGCTTCAAGAGCTATAGATGATAACTATAACGAGCAAAGAAAAAAGAAGATCCCAATAAATGAACTTCAGTTTCTGAGAACCTCTCAAAGCATGAGTCAAACAGATCAAGCAAAAATGATTGACTTCGTAGAACATCAATTTGATATGTTAAACTTAGTAAAAAGTCAATGTTCATTAATACAGATAACTTCTTCTGCCGCAGGAACTCAAAGTTTTGATCTGCCATCAAATCTCAGAAGGCAAACCGGCCCAGATAAAGCAAGAAAAGACTCTTATTCAGCTTTGGTGCTGGGCAATTGGATGGTTAAGCTCTACTATGATATGCTTGACGCGAAGGATCAGTCAACATTTCAAACTTTTACTCCCATGTTTATAAACTGAGTGTATTTAAATCAAATGCCACACAAATACAAATATACTACAACGTTTGATAATGTTGTTTATGCTTCAAACAATATAGATGATTCGAATGTTAGTCTTGCCTCGATTGAAGCTCTCAGGCCTCTTATTCCAAAAGGAGTTAATCTAGAAAGAAACATAGATTTAATTGGTGTTGCATTCAACGCCGCAGTGGTCAATAAATTTAATAAAAACGGAGATGGTATTGATAGCGAGGCCGCAGTAAAAATAAAAGACTATTTCATTCATAAGCCAACAAACATAGAACATAACCGAGAGCAAATTGTAGGTCATATTGTTTCTGCAGGATTTTCAAAATACGACAACTACTCTGAGCTAATGAGCGACGAAGAAGCATTGGTTTCTGATGGAGCTTATAACATTGCATTGGGTGCAGTAATTTATAAAACAGCTAGTAAAGAATTTGCAGATTTAGTTGTTAATTCAACCAGTAAAGATAGTGATTTTTATCATACTGTATCTGCAAGCTGGGAAGTCGGTTTTAATGATTATGTAATCGCTGTTGGCAGTAACGACCTTTATGATTCTATTATAGTTTCTTCTCCAGAAGAAATCGAACAGTACAATCCGTATTTAAAATCTTTCGGGGGAAGAGGGGTTCTATCCGATGGAAGAACCGTTAATCGACTTATCGTGGGCGACATATTCCCACTTGGAATTGGCTTTACGTCAAATCCTGCAGCAGATGTAAAAGGCTTAGTAGTTGAACACAGAGAAGCTCCTGAACGTAAAGAAGGGCCCAAGGAAAAAATACAGCCTATTGATAAAATCATTACAGAACATGAAAAAATTTCCCAATCTGTTGAAGAAAATGTACTAAACAAAGAAACTGAAACAAACTTTATTATGGATAAGAACACAATTATTAATGAATTCCGAGCAGCTTTAGATGAAAAGCTTGGCAAGCAAGACTTCTCTGAAGAAGCAGTTGCTAGCATTTCTAAGGTTTTTAGCGAGGCGATAAAAGAAAAAAGTGACAAGTATATCGCTGACCTTGAAAAAGCCAAAGCTGAAAAAGAAGAAGCTGCAAAAGCTCAAGCAGCTATTCAAGAAAAAATGGCCGAAGTGGAAGAGCAACTTAAAGCCACTGAAGAAAAGCTTTCCAACCTTGAAGAAGAAAATGCTGCAAGAGAAGCGGAAGTTCTTTTTAATAATCGCATGGAAGCTTTGGACGAAATCTATGATTTAGACGATGAAGATCGTCAAATCTTAGCATCTGAACTTTCTGAACTTGATACTTCGGACGATTCTTTCGCAAGCTATCAAGAAAAATTAGCGAAAGTTTGGAAACACAAAAATAAAGAATTCATCTCTGAGCAGGCTCAGGCTTTGGAAGCAAAAATAGCCGAAGAAGTTGAAAAGCGACTTGCTCAAGTTGAAGAAAAAGTATCTGAAACTTCAGAAGAGGTTGTTGCAGAAGTCTCGCAGGCTTCCGATCAATCCGAAGAGTCTGATGAGTCTGACGATATCTTAGAGAATATTGAAGTTGAGCAAGCATCTGTTGTGAACAACAACGAATCGTCTTCCGAATCTGAGTCCCTGAGGGATAGATTCGCAAAAACTTTTAAAGATTCTGTAAACATTTCATTCTAAAAAAAAGAAAGATCTTATTATGGCAAAAAGAATACTACCATACCGAGACTACAGCGAACACGACGTTGTTAACTTGTTCTCATTGGAAATTGGAGGCTCGGACACGCTGTCGAGTTTCGTTACAACATCCAGTGGCAAGTGGGACTCAGGCGTTGTCGTTTCTGTGAGTGCGGGAGCTCTACCAGGTGATATCCCCCAACTTCGCGCATCGGCAGGAAATAATCTCAGAGATTATATGGGAGCTGATCAATCATCTGCGCATGTTGGATACAACGCATACCCGTACAACGGTATGACAGTAGCCCCTGCTGACGGATCCGGTCGTGCATTAGGAATCACACTTCGTGAAACCTTGGCATTCGACGAAAACGGAGAAAAAATGTTATATTATCCTCAAAAACTTGATGAATCTCAAGGAGTTCTTCCAGGTCAAACAGTTCCTGTTTTGACAAGGGGACTTGTCCTTTTGGGCGGAGATGCATTTAGTTCTGCTCCTGCTTTAGGTGCCGAGCTTGAAGTTTCTTCTACAGCTGGAAAGCTTGTTACTGCATCAACTGGAACAGTTGTTGGACATGTTGTGGCTATCGGAGAAGAGAGTGATAATTCTTCTAACAAAAAATATTTGTGCAAACTTAGCTTCTAAGAAAGGACAATAAAGAAATGAAAATTACTCTTAAACCTACATCCGAGCAAGTCGAGCTTGTTAAAGCTATGGCTTCGAAAAATAGAGAAGTTGCATATGAAGCTCAAACAGCACTGGCTGAATTTATTGGTCCAGTATTGGCCGAAGTTGTAAACACAGCTCCTACGGTTAGCAATATGTTTACTTCTCTTCAGTTCAATGCAGACGAAAGTCCAAGCATTCCTTTGGATCTTTATCACGATATTACTGATGAAGACTACATCCAAGTATGGAGTCAATCTGTACCAGGAGGACTTCCTACCAACCAAGTTGCTCCATCGCAAAGCGAGCTTAAGTTCACAACTTATACTCTTGACAGCGCATTGAGCTTTGATAAGCGTTACGCTTCTCGTTCGAGACTTGATGTTGTTAGTAAAACATTTACCCGTATGGCTCAAGAAATTCTTCTCAAGCAAGAAAAAACTTCGGCCACTATGGTAATGACTGCTTTGGCTAACGCTTCCACAAACAGCGAGCAACATGTTATCCGTTCTGCTCAAGCAGGAAGGTTCTTGCTTTCCGACCTCAACAAGCTGTTCACTAAATCCAAAAGGATTAATTCCGCTTGGAATGGTGGAACTCCAGCTGAAAGACGCGGTCGTGGAATCACAGATCTGCTTGTTTCGCCAGAGATTGTTGAAGAAATCAGAGGATTGGCTTACAACCCAATCAACACCAAAGGTGCTGATGGAAGTGCTCCATCTGGCAATACTAATGGTTTGGCTGCATCCGACAGCGTTCGTGACGCAGTTTTCAATAGCGCAGGAATCCCAGAATTCTATGGAGTATCAATCCAAGAGTACAATGAAATGGGAGATGGCCAAGCATGGAATACTGTATTCTCTGCAGCCGCAGGCTCAACAACATATGCAGATAATTACTCTGTCGCCCAAAACGGTGGTGCAGCACAGGCAATTCAAGCCGGAGAAGAAATTCTTGTCGGTGTTGACTTGTCTCGCGAGTCGATGATTCGTGCAGTTGCTACAGACTCCGAAAATGGAGCAGAGTTTAATCTCGTCGCGGATGACCAGTTTGCAACTCGTCAGTCGAAAATCGGTTATTACGGATCCCTTGAAGAAGGCCGTATGATTATCGACGACAGGGTTCTTCTTGGACTTCTTGTTTAATTTTTAATTAAACCAAATCCCCTTAAATCCACCCTGGGCAACTGGGGTGGATTTTTTATTTACAAATGTTATTATAATGTGTACTAAAATAAAAGGAATAAGGTATTATGGCAAATCAAAAAAAATCGCGCAAGACTTTGGCTTCGAAGGGCTCGGAAAAAGCTAGCACTCCAAAGCTTGAAGATCTTCAGCAAACTACAGGCAAAAGCTACGAGGATAAAGTAGCTAGAGCAAAAGAACTGGAAGAAATTCTAGGGATTCCTAAAATAAGCCCATTTAAAACTCATGATCGAGAAGTTTTTGCAAGCATGATCAAAGATATGAATTTAACAGATTTACAGGCTTTCGCTGTAAAGGTGGGGATTTTTCCTTCTGGTAATAAAACAATTTTAAGAAATAAAATCAAAAGGGCTTTTGAGTCTAGTTTGGTTGGACAGGGAAGTGTCCAAGTGATGGGTGATCCAATTAAGTTGGACCCGTCCAATCCAGAACACAAGAAAGTTATTGACTATCTAGGAGGATAAAGTTATGGCTCATGATCCTCATCCAGAAACAATTTTAGGTCAATTGGCATTAAAGATTTACGATGAAGAAATTGGCCAGTATACCCAAGGAACGGAAAGAACAACTGAAATTGTATTAATTTCTGGATGGCTAGAGGGTCATTTGGGCGAGCTTAATAATTTGATTTATACTTCTTTTAGTGGAGACAACCCGCAAGGCTTTTTATTGGAAGAGCAAGCTATTATAAGGGAAATGTATGTTTCCGAATATAATCGAAAGAAAGAGAGGGCTGCCCTTCGAAGAATGGACGGCGAAGGAGATACCATCAATTGGCAAACTATACAAGAAGGAGATTCTGTTATTAAAAGGCAAATTGATACATCAAATCCAACCCCAAAGCTCTACCATCAGGCATATCTTGCGTCACAAGAAAGAATGAAAGAGCTAATATATGCTTATAACATGTATAAAGCAAGTCCAAGACAAATTGTTGGAAAAGATTCTGATGAAGCCCCAAGCATGACGGGCATTTATCAAAAAACTGTGTAAATATATTGTATGGAAGAAAATGCTAACAATCAAGAATTAGAAAATACATCTAAAAGAATAAAATCCGAGCTATACCATATTTGGAAAAAAGCAAAGAGACTGTTTGAACTAATCGGGCAAGACAGAATGCTTGAAGATTGGGTTCAAAAAAATATAAATTCTGCGCACAATAATTTAGATGAAGCTTTAAGGTTTGTTGAGTATGAAGAAATTTTTCCTCAGAAAAAAAATGAAGACGTTGATCCAGATGAAGGAAAAAATAATTTTCTTTCAAATCAAGACAAAAGGTATCCAGTTCCTGCCGAATCAGAAAACGGAGATCAATTTATCACTCGTTGCATATTAGATGCAAATATGAAAAAACGATACCCTGTCCAGTCTGATAGGTTCAACGCTTGTATGGTAATTTATACAGAAAATAAAAATAAACCTTCAGATACCGGAAATCCTGGAGAAAAATTCGAAGACCCTATGTCTTCAAAAGAGCCCGAAATTAAAGATCCGATTAAGCCAATTCTTCCTTAATTGAATATTTTACCGAGCCCCCGCTAAAACCAAATGAAATAGTTTGATCGTGGGTTAATTTTTTCCCCAAAATTAGCTCCGCCAATTTATTTTCGATATGGGTCTCTATTAGCCTTTTCAGTGGTCTGGCGCCCATTTTTTCTTCAGAAGAAAGATCTATAATCATTTGCACAAAAGATGCAGTCATTTTTATGGATATATTCTTGTTGGATAATTTATCCTCAATTTTACTGATCTCTAATTTTACTATTTTTTTCAGGTCTTCTTTTTTGAATTCTTCGAATACAACAATATCTGTTAGTCTGTTTATGAATTCTGGCCTAAAGAAACTTTTTAATTCGTCTTTGATTATATTCTGAGGGCGATTTTCTTCTTGTTGCGAAAAACCTATGGCTTGTTTTGAAAGCTTTTCTCCTCCGACATTGCCTGTTAGTATAATTATACAATTATTAAAATAAACTTTTCGACCAGAGTTATCTGTCACAAAGCCTTCTTCTAAAATTTGTAATAATATGTTTATTACGTCTGGATGGGCTTTTTCTATTTCATCGAAGAGTACGACACTGTAGGGATTTTTTCTTACTCTTTCTGTTAATATACCCCCTTCTTCGTAACCTACATATCCTGGAGAGGCTCCTGTTAGCCTGCTTGCCGTAATTTTTTCAGAATATTCGCTCATATCTAATTGAATAAGATTTGAGGAGCTGCCATATATAAATTCAGATATGCATTTTGCGGTATATGTTTTTCCTGTTCCTGTTTTTCCAACAAGAAGGAAGCTTCCTACGGGCTTGTTTTTGTCTTTTAATCCTGACTTTGATCGAAGTATAGCTTGACTCATTTGTTCAAGTGCTTCTGATTGTCCAATAATCCTTGATTTAAGATTTTTGAATAACCCTAAAATCTTTTTAGAGTCTTTTGCGGACATTTCTGAAGCGGGAACTCCGGTTCTAGAGGATACAACTGCATAAATATCTTCCTTTGATACCTTGAATTTATTTTTGATTGTTTCATTGGCCCATTTTGTAATGACCTGATCGTATCTTTCTAATAAAATAATTTGAGTATCTTCAATAATGCTGTAATCTTCATTTGTAGATTGCATAGTGGATTCTTTCATGGCTAACTTTTCAAGTTCTTTTTCTATGTTAACAGCTTCTTGGGGTCTCTGTATATTTTTAATTTTAACTTTTGACCCAGCTTGGTCCATGATATCAATTGCTTTATCTGGAAATTGTTTATCTAATATATATTTTTCAGATAGATCGATAATCAAATCTATGATTTCTTTAGAGTAAGATATGCTGTGGAAGCTTTCGTATTTTTTCTTTACTCCATTTAGTATTTTTCTTGTTTCTTCTTTAGTTGGCTCTTTTACTTTGATGGGTTGAAATCTTCTGTCCAGCGCTCCGTCTTTCATGATGCTTTTCTTGTACTCTTCTTGAGTGGTCGCTCCAATGCATTTAATTTCTCCTCTTGCAAGCAATGGCTTGAGTAGATTTGCTGCATCCATGCTACCCTCTGCGCTACCTGCGCCAACTAATGTATGTATTTCATCTATAAATAAAATTATACTCTGGTTCTTTTTTACTTCCTCTATGATATTTTTAAGCCTCTCTTCGAATTGACCTCTATATTTTGTACCAGCTATTAGTGAGCCTAAATCCAATGAGAATATAATTTTCCCTAAAAGAAAGTCTGGGCACTCGTTATGTACTATTTTTTGAGCGAGACCTTCTACGATAGCTGTTTTTCCTACCCCTGGATCCCCAAGTAGAATTGGATTATTTTTGGTTCTTCTGCATAAAATTTCGCAGACGTCACTTATTTCTTGCGTTTTGCCAACTATGTTATCGAATTTTCCCTGAGCTGCCTTTTCGCAGAAGTTGACTCCAAATTTGTCGAGTGTGGGCGTATTTGTAGATATTGAGCTAACTTTAATTGATTTTTTAGGGCTAGGCTTTTCTTGTACATTTCTTTCGTTAGAAATATGTAAATACTCTCTTACTTCTGCAATGACGTCGTCTTCCGAAGAGTTAAAAAGCCTAAAGTAAAATGGAACAGGAGAGTCTTCATATTTCAAGAGAGCCAATAGCATATGTTCTAGACCAACATATTCATGTCCAAGCTTATAGCTTATTGATGCGGCAACTTTCAAAACCAAATGAAAGTGCTCGTCGTAAACGGGCTCATATGATTCATCAAATTTGTCAGAATTTTTCTCATCTAAGAATTGCTCTTTGTTTTGGCGCTCGAGGGATTCTATAATTTCTTCCTTTAATGATTTCTGGTCTATATTTAATAAATATAAAATCTCACTAAGTATTCCCGCGCTAAGTTTAACCATGCCGTAGAATAAATGTTCTAAGTTTACATAGTCGCTATAATACTCTCTTGCTATTTTTTTTGCTTCGTTGATTGCCTGTTGCGCTCTTGGCGTAAAGTTTGGCTTAGGTTTCATTGTCATAATTTTACACTTATTTCACCTCGGACATCTTCATATAAATTTTTTCGTCCAAAATTTTTATAGAATCAATAAATAATATATCTTCACTTTTTCGTCCATATGTGACTACAATATTCTTTTTTGATGGGGTTTTGTTTGTCTGTTTTTCAAAATATCTATCATAGAAATTACCTCTTCTTGAGTTTAGGAGCATGGCATCATATCTTCCGCTTTCATCAGATATAGAAAGCTTCATGTATTTATTACCATTTCGGGAAGTTCGCTTTATGCAGTCTTCAACAACTCCGATAAATCTGCCTTTTTCATCAAGATCCATGATCTTTAGATCTGACGAGTCTTTTAGTGAGGAGCTCCCGTCAGAAAAGCAGGTTTTCAATTTCGAACTATGACTGTAGCCTAAAAGCTGAGTTTCAAAATACCAATTTGCGAAATGCTCATATTGTCTATTTTTGTCATAAATGCTTTTGTAGACATCGTACTTTTTCTTAAATGTTTTAAATCTAGATTCCTTCATTACTGGCTTGCCGTCATCAGCAATTAGATTTTCATTTTTTGCATCGACTATACAGTTGAGGAGCTTATACTCATATTTTTCTCCCAATTGAACAAAATTTCTTTTTTCTCTTTCTGTAAGTAGATTAAAAGACTGCGCCTCTAGTACCATCAGTGACCTGTTTTTCCCTTTACTGCCTAATGCTCCGGCTTGAATTAATGCAGAAAGAACTCCTATATTGAGCCCTGCCTGTTTCGCGGAGAGAAATATATCATATTTGGTTGGGGTTTCAGAAGACCTAAAGTCTCTAAGTGCTTGCAGGGATTTTTCGCTAACTCCTTTGATGCTGTTTAGTCCAAACCTAATGTCTTTTCCTTCTATGGAGAAATCCATTTTAGAATTTGCGAGGTCTGGAGATAATAATTTAATATTAAAGGAGTCTAATTCTTTTGAAATTTTACTTATTTCTTCTTGTGGGGATGGCTCATATTTGGTCATCTTCAATAAAGATAGAAAAAATTGTTGTGGATGATTAAATTTAAGGTATGCTGTCCATGCAGCAAGAACAGAATAACTAAGGGAGTGTGATTTATTGAAAGAATAGTTTGCGCTATCCTCTGCGACGCTCCATAATATTGTTCCAATGTCTGGACTCAGTCCTCGCTCACTTACTTTTTGTTCAATCTTGGCTTTCCAGGCAGGCATTTGATCCACCTTTTTCTTTCCAACAATGCGCCGAAGCTGCTCTGCTTCATCAAGCGTGAATCCAACCTTCACCGCCATTTGCATAAGCTGCTCTTGATAGAGTGGAATTCCACCTGTATAATCTAATACATCCGAGAAAAACTCATGAATAACTTGGGCTTCTTCGGTTTCCACATAGGTTGCATAATTGTCTAAAAATTCGAGAGCTCCTGGGCGACCAATCGCTACAACCGCACTAAGCTGCTCGAGGTTTTGTGGCTTGATTTTCTTGCAAACCCTGTAGTTGGTATCAGATTCTAATTGAAACAATCCGTGAGGTGCTCTTAGGGCCTGTAATGGCTTGAATACATCTGCGTTATGAAGATCAATGTCATTGCAATCAATTCCAAGGCTTTTGCATACATCATAAATCACACTCAAAGTGCGCAATCCTAGAATATCAAATTTTACCATCAGCTCCGATACCCAATTCATGTCGTATCCTGTCACCAATGTTCCATCATTTGATGTTTGAATAGGGCAAATGTCCGTCATTGTATCAAACGAAATCGCGATTCCGCTTGGGTGAACACCTGTGTTTTTATTTAGCCCTTCAAGTTTCAATGCAATATTAAATACTTCTGGGTTTTGCGCGGCCCAATCTGTAAACTTTTCGCTTTCTTCAATAGCGTTGCGCAAAGGCACTACCACTCCAAAACGTTTTGGGATTGTGTCACTAACTTCGTTTACTTGCTGCTCTGTAAATTCCCCAACAATCTTGCCGCATTCCTTCACGCAAAGCTTTCCGCTGAGAGTGTTTAGCGTTAGTATCTTTGCGGTTCTGGCGGGATGCTTGCGTTCGATATAATCAATAACTTCTGCGCGGCGTTCGTAAGCGATATCGTTATCCACGTCTGCAAGTAAACTGCCATCAAGATATGTGATTCCATCTTGTTCGATCTTGCGAGCCCTGCTTTTAGAAACGAATCGTTCAAAGAATAGATTATATTCCACAGGATCAACATTTGTTACTCCGATTAAATAGAGTACAAGAGATCCTGCGGCACTACCACGACCCGGCCCAGTGGGAATATCGTTTTCATGACAAAAATTAAGAATATCCCAGTTTAAAAGAATATAATCAATAAAACCAAGTTCTTCCAGAATGGCGAGCTCTGATTTTGCGCGATCAAAGTATTCTTTCTTGTTATCAAACTTATCGATTCCGCGATCATAGACGCCCTTGTGGCAGAGTTTGCGAAGAAACTCGTAGTTGCTCACATCTGGAGAGCACTTAAGCATTTTATAATACTTTTCTTCGATTTTAATGTTAGGCAATCGAACGCCTGGGGGAACACATCCCTCGTAACTTTTAAATTCTTCGATAAAACTCATACTTCTACTTCCCATATCATTTTCTTAAATACTTCATAATTGACTCGAATATCATACAGTGCATCGTGTAATTTTTTCTCATCAAAGTCAACATCAAAATCTTTACAGCACTGTTTTAGATTGCAGCTTAATCCTCTTTCGATGAGATGATTGAGTCGATATTGCCATGCCAAAAAGTTGTCATCTTTGTCTAAGCGAATACGTTTCTTGAGGGCTTTTGCAAGACAGAGTGTGTCTACAAGATGTTCAGTATAACTAAAATCTGTTTTTGCTTTTGGGTTAACGAGCTTACGATGAATGTTATGCATATAAACATCAAAGCCTAGAAGATTGTGTCCAACCTTTAGGTAGCTGTCGTCGTACAGATATTTCTCGAAGTGATCAAGCGCTGCTTTTGGGCAAGTTGCGCGCTTTTTGTATTTTGCTTCAGTAAAGCCTGTGATTTTCGCAGCATCAGGAGACACATTGAGCTCATCCCATTTGAGCCAATAATCTTTTTGCTCAACAATCTTGTTGTTTTCGATAACAAGGAATGCGAGTTGCCATGGCTTGTTGTGTGTAATTAGATTAAGGTTGCAAGTTTCGTAATCAAACAACAGATACTTTTTATTTTTTTGAAATCTAAGCAGTGATTCTTTCATTTTAAGTCTGGTCTTTCTTCGTTGCCATAGTTTATTAATAACTCTTGGCCTTTTTTAATTTTTTGGTTTGTTTTATATCTGAATAAAAAATCTTTGTAGTCTATTGAACAGTCTACGTTGTTGCGTTCAGAGTGATTATATATCATTCCAAATCCTAAAACAGTTGCGGTAGAAAAAATTTCAGAAATATCTTCGTAACCTAGTTCTTTAATCTCTTCGAAAAAAGAATTTCGAACTTCTTCATCGTCAATCATCAATTTGAAAAAGCTCTGAAAGTTAAGGCGTTCGTTTTCTTCGTGTGATAGTTTATCATTGTAGAATAAAGTGAAGACATATCTTGCTAATTCTTTGTCTTGCATGTCTTTCGCGCATCCAGATATTATAAAATGACATTCTTCTATAATCTCTCCCGCGTCTAAGTCTTGGGCTGCAAAAACGCCCCTTCCTTTTAGGTTTGATTTCTTAACAACAATTTTTGTTGGAGCGATAAGTTCGTCTTTCATACTTTCTCCTTCCAGCTTTCGAAGCAAAATTCATTGCTGCCAAAGTGGTCTAAGTTTGGTTTTGATAGTGTTTTGTTTCCAAAGCTCCTTCCAGTTATACATTTATAGGTCTGCAAGGCGCTGACGTCTTTTTTGTTTTTATAATATATGCTTTTCGTTAGTTCTATTTTAAATTTTTCTCCAGCAAAAGCTCGGACCCTTTCACTTAACATACGGTCAAACGGAAGAGAATTATCTTCAATGAAAAATACGGGGTCAAAGTGCGCAAAATTGGGTGTGCAGTTTGCGAATTTCATGGTATTGTTATAAATAAACGAATCATAAAATGGTACTGCAAGCATAAGGTCTTTTTTGTTCCAGTGTTTTTTGAGTATTTTCGCATCTACCGAATTAAAATTATCTGTAAAAGCTTCGCTGAAAATAGAATTTAATCTTTTGCATCCGCTTGAGTTTTTTGCAAAAATAATAATTTTGTGGGCAGATTGATGCGATTCCTCTTTCGGGTTGACAGAAGCATTTTCTCTCATGTCTATGCGCAGCCCAAATATCAATTTAATATCCATTGATGACGCTATCTTGTTTGCTTGCAAGAATCCAGTAAGAGAATCTTCTACTAAAATAACCTCTTTTAATCCGTTTTCTTTGGCGATTGAAAAAATACTATCTGCACCGCCTTCTTTCTGTGTAATTGGATTATCCAGAGTTAATATGCTTTTGCCGATAGAGAAGTGACTTTTAAATAACGCTAACATGGCATATATACTAACAGAAAAACAATTTCCTGTCAAGGAATAAAAGTTATTCACGAGGTGCGATAAATGTTGACAGTATCGCTGTGGGATGTTATTATTTTAGAGTTATATGAATATCAAAGTAAAAAAAAGAAACGGTAGACTTCAGGAGTTTAATGTAGAAAAAATTAATGCAAATGTTGAGCGTGCATGCGACTCAATTGATGACGTGTCTGTTAGCGAAATAGTGCTTGATGCTCAGCTTCAATTGTATGATAAAATTACTACTAGCGAAATTGACAAGGCCTTAATCTTAAGTGCGCGCGAAAAAATTGAAAAGGAGCCGAATTATAGCTATGCAGCAGGCAGGTTGCTGCTGAATACGGTATACAAGGAGGTTTTTAAAGAGGGTGTTGATTCTGACATCTTCAGGCTTCAATATAGGAAGAGCTTCATTCAGGGTATTAAAAAATTAGTGGATTGCAATAGGCTTAGCCCTAGAATGCTCGAGTTTGATTTGCAAAAGTTATCTGAAGCAATAAAAATTAGAAGGGATCTCAGGTTTAAATATCTTGGAATACAAATTTTGACAGATAGATATTTTATAAGAGAAGATGGTAAAATTATGGAGGCGCCGCAGTCTTTTTGGATGAGGGTTGCCATGGGGCTAGCCCTAGACGAAGAAGACAAAGATCAAAAGGCTATTGAGTTTTATGATTTATTTAGCAAGTTTTTGTATACTTCTTCAACTCCAACTCTTTTTAACAGCGGAACAATTAGGTCTCAGCTGAGCTCTTGCTATCTTAATACTTTTGATGACAGTATTGACGGCATCTTTGACGGTGCTTGGCAAGAAGCTAGAAAATCTAAATATGCAGGGGGTTTGGGTCTAGACGTTACTCCGTTTAGATCTACAGGGTCTCATATTCAAGGGACTAATGGAATATCAAGTGGATTGGTTCCTTGGTTAAAGATATTTAATGACCTATTGGTCGCAGTTAATCAGGGCGGAAAAAGACCTGGTGCGGGCTGTGCGTATCTTGAGCCTTGGCATTTAGATTTTGAAGACTTTCTAAACTTAAGAAGGAATACCGGAGACGATAGATTAAGGTGTCATGATATGAACACTGCATCTTGGATTCCCGACGAATTTATGCGAAGAGTTCAAAATGAAGGTGATTGGTATTTTTTCGACCCCAGAGAGGCAGATTTACATGATTGTTTTGGAGAGGAATTCGATAAAAGATACAATGAATTAATTGATCTTGCCGAAAATGGTCATATCGATAATTGGAGGAAGATGCCCGCAAAAGAACTTTGGAAAAAAATGCTTAAGGTATTATTTGAGACCTCTCATCCGTGGAACACTTTCAAGGATCCGTGCAATATTAGATATACAAATCAGCACGAGGGTATTGTGCATAGTAGTAACTTATGCACTGAAATTACGCTTCACACAAAGTCCTCAAAGTACGATAAGGGAGAAAAAACCGAGATTGGAGAAACCGCAGTCTGTAATCTCGGGTCAATTAATTTATTAAACCATCTGAATGAAGATGGTAATGATATTGATTACATTAAGCTCGAAAAAACAATTCACACTGCAATTAGAATGCTTGACAATGTGATTGACTTAAATTTTTATCCAACAGCAGAAGCTTCTAAATCAAATTTAAGAAACAGACCTATAGGGTTGGGACTTATGGGTCTACACGATGTATTGCATGTTAAAAATATTCAAATTGACAGTGATGAAGCTGTAGAATTTAGCGATAAACTATTTGAGTTCTATTCAATGCATGCTATATATGCAAGCTCTATTTTGGCTAAAGAGCGTGGCTCATATCAAACCTACGAAGGATCTCTTTGGCATGGCGGAGTTTTCCCAATAGATTCTTACAATAATCTCATGGTTTACAGAGGTAAGCAAGAGGTGCCCGAAGAGTCAGTTACGGGTAAACCCTTAACCGGAAAAGGGCAGACTCTTAAAGAATGGCAAAAAGTAAGGGTTCATGTAAATAAGCACGGTATGAGAAACTCAAATGTTATGGCTATTGCCCCAACAGCCACTATTGGATATATCAATGGCATTGAGCAAAGCATAGAGCCAAATTTTTCTGTATTATTTGTATATGAAAATAAAAGCGGCAATTTCTTTATAACGAATGAGCATTTTATTAATGATATGAAGAATGCAGGTTTGTGGAATAGTGAGGTTGCAAAGCTAGTTAAAAATGTTGATGGAGATCTTTCATTATTGAATGGCGATATCCCATCAGAATTAAAAGAAAAATATAAAACGGCTTTTGACAGAGATATGTTCAAATTGATTGAAGCTAATGCGGCAAGACAAAAATGGATGGATCAATCTATAAGTTTTAATTTATACAACAAGTCTACTTCATTAAAATATTTAAATGACATTTATATGGCTTGCTGGGAAGCTGGGCTAAAAACTACATATTATTTAAGAAACCGTGCGGCATCTAAGGTAGAAAAATCTCACGAAGATAAACCTAAGAGCGAAGAAGCAACCGCATGCAGTATTGAGGCAATGAAGAATGGTGGTATTTGCGAAAGCTGTCAGTGATGGCAACCAAGGAAAAATATTTTAAATCATATCAGGAAAGTTTGCTTCGCGCAAACTTGATTAGAAAAGAGCTAATGTTCTTATATTCAGATATAGAGTCAAGGAATTATTTTAAGAATAGAAAAAATGCCGAAACTGCATATATAGCAACTATAGAACAGTTGATTAACAAGGGATACGCATATCTCAGCCTTAATCCTGAGTCAAAAACTACAATACAGGTATCATTAGATATCGAAAAATACTCAAACATATTAAAAAACTTAAAGTCATGAACTAAATCTTGACTTTTGTCGTTATATATGTTATAAATATATCTATGAATGATAAAACAGGAGAACTTCTCACAAACAATATCGCTGGTGTAAATAGGATCTTACCTCATAAACACAAATTTGCATGGGATTTATTTTTAAAAAGTTGCGCAAACAATTGGATGCCTACTGAGATCAGTATGCAAAATGATATTAAACAATGGAAAAATGATGAAATTTCAGAGGATGAAAAATTACTTGTTAAACGTTGTCTTGGATTTTTTGCTGGAAGTGAGTCTTTGGTTGGTAATAATCTTTTGCTTTCTGCCTTTAAATATGTCACGGACGCTGAGTGCCGCCAGTACATCTTGCGTCAAGCTTTTGAAGAGAGTCTTCACAACCTTACGGTAGTATATGTTTGCGACAGTTTAGACTTAGATATCGAAGAGGTTTTTGCTGCTTACGAAACCATACCGAGCATCAAAGCAAAGGATGATTTCTTGATGAGTATAACCAATGATATTAGCAGGCAGGATTTTAATCCCCATACAAAAACAGGAAAACAAGAAATCTTAAGAAACTTTTTAACATATTGGATTGTCTGCGAAGGAACATTTTTCTTTAGCGGGTTTGCAATGCTCTTGGCTCTCGGAAGACAAAACAAACTTCAGGGAATTTCTGATCAGATTAAATATACCTTGAGAGACGAAAGTTCTCATATCGCATTTGGAACATATTTAATTAATACATTAATCGAGCAAAATCCATCTATATGGACAAAAGCAATTCAGGAAGAATTTGTAGAGCACATGAAAAAAGCCGTAGAGCTCGAAATAGAATATGCTCATGATGTGCTGCCCACAGGTATTCTTGGTCTAAACGCCGATATGTTTGTTGATTATATGCATTATATTGGTAATCGCAGGCTCGAAGCAATTGGATTGGATTACAGATTTCCAAGCGACAAAAATCCGTTTCCTTGGCTAAGTGAAGTTGTAGATGTTCAGGCTATGGGTAACTTTTTTGAACGCAGGGTTCGAGAATACCAGCAAAGTGGCGCTTTAGAAGACGATTTTTAAATTATTAAAGCAAGCTATACAATGGAGGCTCTCCATTGGAAATTTTAAAAGGTCTGCCGCTAGGAGAAAATAAAGTTTTAGATAAGCTTAATCCCATAGCATAAGCAATAGTTGCATTAATAGATTCTATGCCAACTCCATTTTCCTCAACATAATGTCCACGCTTATCGGATTGCCCATATACTTGTCCGCCTTTAATTCCTCCTCCTGCAAAGAGCGCACTAAAAGAAGATGGATGATGATCTCTACCGTTTCTTCCCGATTTAATCTCTGGAGTTCTTCCAAATTCGCTAGCTACAACAACCATTGTGTCATTAAGTAGCCCTCTTGTATTTAAATCTTCGAGGAGCGCACTTAACCCTGAATCTAAGGTTGTAGCTTTGTCTTCTAGTGATCCAAAAACATCATTATGCATGTCCCATCCTCCATAAACAACCTCGACAAATCTCACTTTACTCTCTACTAATCTGCGAGCGAGCAAACAGCCTTGTCCGAAATTATTTTGTCCATATTTTTCTCTAATGGATTCTGGTTCTTTAGTTAAATCAAATGCATCAAGATCTTTGCTCTTCATCAGTTTGATTGCATTATCGTAAAGATCGGAGTATGCTCGAATTTGTTTTTGAGGAAAAGATTTTCCGAAAGATTGATTAAATGATTTTGCAATATCAGTTCTTTGTTTATATGTTTCTTCGTCAAGATATGAGCTTTTTTTAATATTTTGAATACCTGCATTAGGGTTGCCTAATGGAAGTGGTCCATATTTGCTCTCTAAAAATCCTGCCCCTAAAATTCCGCTTCCACCATTAATTTTAACATTATCTGGAAGAGTAAGGTTCAGTTTTTGAGACATTCTGCTAACCCAGCTGCCCATGCTAGGATGAATAATTGTTCCTCGTTTTTGGTAAGAGGTGTGAAGTAAATAATTAGCTTGCTCGTGCGCACCTTGGTTTGTGTTTATTGATCTAACTAGTGAAGCTAAATGCATTTGCTTAGATGTTTTAGGTAACCAGTGACCAAGCTGAATTCCGTCTGCAGAGGTATTAATAGCATTAGTTTCTCCCATAACGTCTTTGTTTTCGGGTTTTGGGTCAAATGTATCTATGTGGGTCATACCTCCAGCCATGTATAAAAATATAATATGCCTTGCCGTTGGTGTCCTTTTGGGTTGCTCTGATACTCCAAGCAGTTCTGAAGCGCTAAAAATTGCATTAACTCCGAGTAGAGATCCAGCTAGTTGCTTTGCAAAAATTCTTCGTGAAGATTGATTATTCATATAAAGGTATACACTTATTTGATTAATTCTTCAATGACTCTGCCTCCGTCAACAATTTCCATAGGTCTATCACCAGGAGCCATCAACTCTTTATCTGCATTTATTCCAATTTGATTGTAAACTGTTTTTGCATAATCCATTGGTGAAACGGGATTATCTTCTACGGTGGTTGCAAAAGCATCACTAGATCCATAAACAAAGCCTTGTTTGATTCCTCCTCCGGCAAGAACGCTACTGAAAACTCTGGGCCAATGGTCTCGGCCAGCATCTTTATTAATTTTAGGAGTTCTTCCAAATTCACTATTCACCATCACTAGGGTGCTCTCGAGAAGACCTCGATCATCTAAATCAGAAATAAGAGATGCTAGCGCTTGGTCGAGAATTGAACCCTGCGTGCTGAATGCGTTTTCTATATTTTGATGATGATCCCAGCCTCCATAGGTTAATGTTACCAATCTGACTCCTGCCTCAACAAGCCTTCTTGCCAAAAGCATTCTCATGCCAGCTTGATTTTTGCCATATTTTTCTTTAATTGACTCGCTTTCTTTTGATATATCAAAGGCTTCTCTAGCTTTAGGGCTGCTTATCATTTGGTATGCATTTTGATAAAATGTATCCATTGAAGATAATGCATCACTTTTTTCGAAAGAATTAAAATCTGATTCTATCATCTGTAAAAGACTTCTTCTTGAAGAAAATCTATTAAAGTCAATTCCTCCTGGAAGCTCTAGGTCTCTGACTTTAAAGTTAGAGTTGGCGGGGTCGCTTCCAAGGCTAAAGGGAGAATATCTAGAGCTTAGATAACCAGAGCCTGCATACTGATTGGGCTGATTAGGAATGCAAACGTAAGGTGGTAAATTTTCTCTGCCTCCTAATTCGTGAGATATAACAGAACCATAACTTGGATACTGTATCGCTGGGCTAGGCTTGTGGCCATTGAACATATTATGCGTGCCTCTTTCATGCGCTGCTTCTCCATGGGTTAGGCTTCTTACTACAGATATTTTATCTGCAATGTTGGCCATGTTTTTCATATTTTCGCTAAATTGAATACCTGGAATTTTTGTATCAATTGCCGAGAATGGTCCTCTGTATTCAAGCGGAGCATATGGTTTAGGATCCCAAGATTCTTGATGCGCCATTCCTCCTGGTAGATATATATGTATAATTGATTTTGCAGGCCCATCTATTGTTGGGTAATATTTTGCTTTTGCAATAGATTCTTGTTCAAGTAAATATGGAAGTGAAAGAATGCCTGCGCTTCCTATTTTAATAAAGTTTTTTCTATTCATTGTATAAATATAAATTCATGAGTGTTTAATAATATCCAAGATACATGTTTAAATCCATTTTTTTTATCTATAATGGGCTTTAACTCTTTTAGCTCTTTTGGGTTTGGTTGACGACCTAATATTGATAAGAATGCACTAACAATCTGATCGTTGATTGTTTTTTCTCCTTCAATAAATTTCATAAAATCTGCATTTTTATTGTTTAGTATATTTTTTTCAACAAAACCGTTTAATAAATTTAAGACTTGAGTTGTGTTTGGCTCAAAGTTGCTGTTTTCGATTTGCTCTTTATCGCTTCCCCCAAATTGTCTTATCAGGTGTCCTCCTGGGGCTGGATATGGTAAGTAGCTACTTCGTATTAAGGATTTGTCTTTAAATTTTTTATTATCATTTTTTTCTTCTGATAATATCTGTAATAAATTTCGATTTTCTGGATGCATTTCGACAAGTCTTTTGAAGTCGTTATATATTGCTGTAGAGTTTAAGTCTTTGTATCTATTGTAAATGATTGAGTAGTCTTGATTATTTTGAATATAGAGTCTTTCTTTGGAGTCGATATTATTATATACTAGCGTAACTAAAGAGTCCCAGATTTGTTCGCCAGTCATTCTGCGCAATGGGGGTCCGGCGAAATGAAAATTTTCAATACTGGCGAAGTCTTCCTTGAAGCTTTTGCGCGAAAAAAGATCTGTGCTTAAAAGTATCCTTTTGAATTCTTTGGTGTCAAAGTCTAGGCTTATTATCAATTTTTCAATGAACTTTAATAACTCTGGGTTGCTTGCAATTGTTTCATCGGTCATGGTGTCGATTGGTTCAATTAATCCAATTCCGAAAATTCTTTTCCATAATCTGTTGCTAATAACTGTTGCAAATCTTGGATTGTCTTCGCTTGTGATCCAATTCGCAAAAATAATTCTGCTATTATCATTATCTTTTGGTAATGAAATATTTGGAGTAAATATTGATTTAGCGTAAACCAAATCTCCTGGATCGCCATCGCTCTCTGCAAAATCTTTAGGAAGTTTGATTTTCCCTGTGCCGTTGTTCTCTATTCCAAATTGCAGGGAATCTCTAACTTGGTTTCTCCAGTTATTAAAAAGTCCTGATTTGGGATCTCCATCTGTTTGTATTGCCCTGCTTAATTTACCGATTTTTTTACTTTGTTCGTTAATTCTTACTGCCCCAATGCCTGATGTAAAAGCCGTCATTTCATAAAATTGTTTTTGAGTCCATTTATCAAACGGGTGATTGTGGCACATTGCGCACTGAAGTCTTGTTCCTAGGAATATTCTAATTGTATGCGATAAATGATCTGGCTGCATGCCTCTGTCTCTGAGGTAAAAACTGATTGCGGCACTATCATTTCCGCCGTACAGTTCACCGTTACTAGCTATCAAATCTCTGACCATTTCGTCATATGGCTGATTTGATTCTAGACTCCTGCGAATCCATTGTCTGTATGCAACCCCGAGATTAATGTTGGTTCCGTCTAGTCTGTCTTTTATTCTTAGCAGGTCGCTTAACCAGTTTAATTCATTATTTATGTATCCAGGGTGATCTAATAATTCTTTTATTAATTTTTGTTTTTTCTTCGGGTCTCTACTCTCGGTATACTTAGTGAGTTCGTTTTGAGTTGGAATGCGCCCTAATATGGTTAAATATATTCTTCTTGTAAATTCATAATCATCTGTTTTTTGCGTTTTAGAAACTTTGAGCGTTTTGAGTTTTGCATTTACTAAGGAATCAATGTGGCTTGCAAAAATTGCTATAGATTTTTCATTAACAGGGGTTGGTAATTTTTTTAGGCCGCCATGTCTATTTGTGGCATGGTAAAGCTCAACTAAATTTTGAGTTTCAAGCGTAAAAAAACTAATCGGTACTCGAAAAAGCTGTAGGTCGCTTTCTTTCTTTAATAATACATGTGTCGCGTTCGCTTCGATAATTTGTGCCTTTATTACGCGTCCGTCTTTGTATACTATATCTCCGCCGAAACAAAGCAGGGAAGAGGTTAAAAATAATAATAAATGTTTCATGTTATTGTTTGATATGTTTTCCGTCTGTAAGTCCTGCGCTGTATGCATTTAAATCTATGCCAACTTTTTTACTTGCATCGAAAATTAATTTTAAATAATACTCTGGCGATCCATTGTCTTGCGCATGATATTCATCGCTAAAAACAATTCCGCTTTTGTTTTTTATTTCTGATCTATTTTCCAAGAAATGGTATTTTTTGAGATTATCGTCTTTGAGGTAACCTTGTCCTTGCCAAGCGTTTTCGACAAATTCTTTAAAAGATCTTGAAAATACTTTGTCTCCAACTTGAAACATAATTCCTCTATATAAGCCTTTATGTGAATCCAGTTTTGATTTAAGTTGGTTAAGATCTTTTGTATAATTTTCTTCGGGGTTCTTGTTGAAATTTGGCAAATGGTAGGAAGGTTGAGCTTCATCTTGAAAAACAAAAGCCAAAACATTGTCTTTGTCTGCAGCTTGCGAAAAAAATCGAAGCGTTCTTTCTCCTGAGCTATCTATTATGCTGACTCTTTTAGAATAAAGAGATTCGTCATTGTTATAATATGGAAGAAGCGCATCTTTAAGTATTGTGTTTTTCATAATCTCGAGCTGCTTTCTTGTTTTTAATATACTTCCACTACCATCGACATGCATCATGATGTGAAGCTGGCCATTCTTTGGCAGGTCTTTGTAGTAGACTCCACCATTGCCCCCACCTAATCCGTAGCCATTTTTTTTCCCAATTCCTAATTTTTCAATGATATATCCTTGTGTTAGTCCAGCTGCACCTCCTGCACCAGCTCCTCCTATTAATCCTCCGACTCCACTTGATTCATATAGCTCCGAAGTTTGATCATTGTATCCAGAACCAATGCCTCCTAGTGCAGGAACAGCTTTGCCGTTTGACATGGCTTCACCTATTCCTGCGCTTAACCCAGCTCCTGATCCTGCGCCTGCGCCTATTGCAGAAGAGCCGATTCCTGCCCCTACTCCCTGACTTGGGTAATTATATGCATAAAGTTCTCCAGCCTTTGACGATTTAGAATTTTTTATTTCTCCACTATTTAATTTAAAATCTCCGAGCTCTGAATTATCTTGGTCGGGAACTAAATTCATTTGTGAAAAATCAACACCCGCACTATCTTCGTTATTTCTTTTTTTATTTAAATTGTTTTGGGCTATGTTTTTATCTTCAAGGCCAATATCTTTGAGCCTCCTATTTAGTAGTCCAGGATCGGCTTCGATTGACTCTATAGAATTGCCAACCACATCATGACGACGATGGCCAAAATTAACATTATCTCTAGTATGAATTGAATTTTCATTTAAAATTGTATTGTTGGTTCTTAAATTTATATCATCAGTATATACAGTGCCACTATAATCTTTTGTGTTTATTGTTGATATTGCTCTGCTGTTATATACATGTTCTTCATTTGCCTGTTTTTCTCGTATGGATCCATGTAAATAATCTTTATATATAATATCTTTATTTTCATGAATTATTCTATCAACATATACTATTTCTTTGGAAAAATTTGATTCGTGCTTTGATTGATCTCTCTCGACAAAATCAATTGATTCGTTAGGGGATTTTGTAATTAATGAAATTATCAGTATAAGAAATAAGATAAAAATAATGTATGCAGAAATAAGATTTGAGAGCGCGACGTTTTTGTTTTTCATGATTTAAATGGTAGCTTTCGGAACAATTATTTACACAAAAAAGCCGCCCGAAGGCGGCTTTTGTGTTTGGGGTTAGGCTTAAATCTATCCCTTATCAGAGCTAGGCTTTAAGAGCGCTACAAGCAGAAGGAGCGTAATGACCCCTGCAAGTGAAGCGCCTTCTCCAACGAACCCTAGTACGACATCCTGAAGGTTGCCGATGACGTTAATAGGAGCTCCTTCGCCAAAGACGACTTGAGCTACGACCAATAGGCCGATAATCGACAGGAGAACACTTGTGACTCCTCCTGCGTACGTTTTAATCGTATCGATTGTATTTTTCATAAATTTAGAAGTTTACAGAGATTCCAAGACCAATAACGTATTCTTCAGAAATGAGATCTGAGTCAACTCTTGTAAGGTCAAAAGAAGCTACTGCATTTTCAGAAATTTTTCTGGAAACACCAAGTCCTGTAGAATAGTATGTTTCGTTTTGAGAATTAGAGAGATCTGTATTTCCTACAGAGCCTCCGATTGCCAAATCTCCAACACCTACATCAATAGAGTGGGATAGACCAAGCTCATAGGTATACAACGAATCTTCTAGATTGCGGAAGACGGATAATTTTGGCGATAGAAATGTGTTAATTTCAAAACTGATCTCTGCCTCCAATAAAGTATTACCCGGAACATCTTCCACGTGATTTAATCCAAGATAAGCTTTAAAAAGTTCATTAGCAAAGCTTTTAGAGGCTCCTCCTGCGATAATATACGAGTCAGATCCGCTGCTGGATACTGATTGATTTGTAAATGCTCCAACAGAATAGTTTAGACCCAGCACTTCTCCATTTACTCCAACCGAAGCCTGAATTGCTTCTTCTGAATTTAGGGCTCCTCGAAAAAAGTAGTCTGAGGCGTACCGAGTGCTTAGCGAATAATTTTCTGCCGAAGCGACGTTAATAAAAACTCCCAAAAGGGTAGTAAGGATTAGTTTTGTTGTCTTCATAAGATTTAAAAGTTATATTATACTAATTTGATAAGCAAATGTCAAGAGATTTTTATTCTTGAGCTTGTTTTATCTTTAAGCTTTGGTATATTAATGGTCAATATACCGTCTTGCATTTTGGCGGAAATATTCTTTGCATCCATATTGCTTTCGAGCTTATACTTGTTTTTGAAGGGGTCGTCAAATATTTCTTGCTTGATATATTTTTTGCACTTTTTATTTTCAGGCTCATGGCAAATATGTAATACATTTTCTATTACATCTATCGTAATATCTTTCTTTGATAGACCGGGCGCTTCTATTTCAATAGTGGTTGAGTTTTCGTCTTGAAAGATGTTGCAATTTTTTCGTGAGGTTTCAGGTTGATAATAAAAATTATCGAATATTGAATCGAATATTGAGTTATTGTTTTTAATGTAATATGACATTTTGTCTCCTTGTGTTTTAGTTGTTTTAAAGTATTGTGTAAATATGTCTCAAAAATCACTTGATCTTTGAGCTTTCAATACTATAGTTGCTATAACTGTGCCAATTAATTTTTAAATAAAAACGGTCTCCACTCTTCTCGTTCCTTTTGAAAGGCGTGAAAAAAATGCCAAGGAGTGCAGGGTTTTAATTCTTCACCTTTGTAGTTTTTATATGGATATAATGCCGCTTTTTTTGAATTGCAGCTATGGCATGTTATTGTTACATTGAAACTATCTTTTGTTCCGCCCATGCTTTTGGGGTATATGTGTTCTATACTCATATCTTTTATCGTTTTCTTTTCTCCGCAAATCTGGCAGCGACCTTTATATCTATCATAAAGATACCTTAGGTTCGGTTTTTCTTTTGTTTGGTAAACCCATTTTGCTGTAGTCAATAAAATTGTTGGTACTGGATATAGCCTGTTGCATGCATTTAGGAATGGTTGAGACTCGTAATATGTTGAGCGATTTGGGTTTATCCATTCTTCCCATGTTAGAGGTTCACCACTTGCGCATAATACTTTCACTGTGTTAAGTTTATCTTGGTTTGATCCACAGGATATTAATTTCCTTACTCCTTCTTTGGCCGTTGTTATATTTATGGGCGTCCAGAAGTGAGATAAAATTAAAACAATTCTATCCTTGCTACTGCAACAATATGAAGAAGAATTAATTATTTTTCTTTTTGTCGTGATGACCGCCTTTTGAGGAATTAGGCTTTTCATGGGTATAGCCCATTTTCTTCATTGCAAGGTGATCTTCGTAGGTTTTGGCCATATAGGATTTTCCTGTCTTTGGATCATACATAGCATGAGGTTTGAATTTTTCATGCTCTGCAGATTGAGCTTTTTTGATTGCGTCTTTTGATGGATAATCTTTATCTCCAGGCTTTGCTGGCTTATAATTTTTGCCCATGCGTTTCTTTTTGTCTTGAATGTTTTTCCAGAGACTAGAATAATTCTTTTTTTCTTTTGTTTCGGAGGCTAAGCTACCATACATAAGGTAATCGTATACAGCCTCAATAAAGTGTTCGGCTTTAGATATTTTATCTTGCGCCCAGGCCATCAGGTTATAGTCTTCAGGCATTTCTGAAATTTTATTTCTTATAGCTTCTGATTGCATAGATATCTTTGCGAGTTGACCTTCCGCCATACTTTTCTCGTGGTCTTCCTCTTGGGAGTTTTGTTCTGGCATATCATTTTCCATGTCGGAGTAGTCTTCGTCCATGTACGATCCTTTCGTATAGTCTGTAACTGATTTTTTGGACTCCCACATTTTGCAAGACCAATATCTCGCTTTCGTTTTTGGTCCGGGATTCGCGCAATTATGACGAGCCCTGAAGTTTTTTCGTCTATTTGGGTCATCCCTTTTGATCTCCATATTGGGATCTCCAAAATTTACTTTCACGACATTACCTTTTTCGTTTTTTACATAAACAGAAAATTTCTTCGGTCCTTTTGGGGTTCTAAAAGGCTTGTTTAGTTTTTTGCCTTTGTTCGATTCTGCCGCCCAAATTTCTTCGTCAATGATTTCCTCGAATCCTAGTTGGTCAACTTCGATAAAAATCGTACTCCACATTTCTTCGGTAAATTCAGGATCTTCTTCAAGCTTGTAATTATAGATATCTAATTTCGCTTCAATCAAGTCCTCTTCCGTGAAGATATTTTCTTCGTCCCTCACTCCGTCATCTATTAATACGGCTGCAGACGCTTTAGCTACATCTTGATCTGCTTTTCGATAGCTGTCTTTCACTTTTCCTCCTCTAACCATTTTTAAAAACATGTTAACTCTCGCCATTGCCCATTGACCTCTAGTTTTTCCTGGGCGATGACTGGAAGAAAATGCGCCTGCCCCCCTGCGATATACTTTCTTAAGCTGAGAAAGGGTGACTTTTTTGCTATATTTTTTGTTGTGCTCAGAAACCTTTGATTTTAAGGATTCTAAAACTTTATCTGAAAAAGTTATTTTGCTTCCCTTTTCTCCTGCGCTTCCAGGTTTGTTTTTGTCTGAACCTTTTTTTTGTTCGGATTTTTTTGCGGGTGTTTGCGCTGAACTTTTTGGCCCAGGACGTTTAGCTGAGTGAGATTCGTTTTCCATGGTTATTTATTACACAATAAATTGTAATCATTTTCGTACATTTTTTTAACAAGACCCTTGAAGTCTGTTTTTCTCTTCCAGCCTAATTCTGATTCCGCCAAAGAGGGGTCTCCGCATAGTTTGTGAACTTCTGCAGGTCTGAAAAACTTGGGATCTACTTCAAAAATTAATTGGCCATCTTCAGTATAATATTTTTCATTTTCACATTCTCCGGATTTTTTATATTTGATTCCTGCAAAGAAAAGCGTTTGATCTAGGAATTCTCTAACTGTGTGCATTTCGCCGCTAGCAAGTACGTAGTTTTTTGGGGATGATTGATTAAGCATAAGCCAAACCCCTTCCATGAAATCTTCTGCATCGCTCCAGTCTCTTTTCGCCTCTATGTTTCCCATTCTCAGGGGCTCAAATTCTTTATTTGATTCTAGGGAAATTTTTATTTTTGCAATTGTGTGACTAATTTTTCTCGTAACAAAATCCAAACCTCTTCTGGTTCCTTCGTGGTTAAACAACCATCCTTGTACTGAGTAAAGGCCGTAAGACTCTCTGTAAACCCTTACTATGTGTCTTGCAGCACACTTTGCTGCTCCATAAGGGCTTTGAGGTCTTAACGGATGCTCTTCATTTTGAGGTGTGCAGATCACATCTCCAAATTCCTCACTACTTCCTGCATTGTAGAATCTACAATGAGGAGAAAATCTTCTAATTGATTCTAGGATATGTAATACCGAATTAGAGTCTGTTTCCCAAGTTTGTATGGGGTAGTTCCAGCTGCCAGCGACAAAAGATTGGGCAGCAAAGTTAATAAAATAATCAGGTTGTATATCTATTACTACATCACGCATACTGTGAGCGTCATTTAAGTCCATGTCTATTAATTTAAATCTACTCTCATTTTCAAGATGCAAGATGTTTTCGTGGTTTTTCACGCTTAGTCTTCTTGCGGTTCCGTAGATTTTGTGTTCGGTATTTTTTAAGAGATAGTCTACCATGTGGCTACCGTCTTGTCCTGTTATTCCAGTTACTATAATTTTTTTCATTTTAATTTTAAAATACTATTTTCTGTTGCATCGGTCATTGGTTGAGGGAGGGATCCCTCGTTAATTTTGAAGTACCCCCATTCATCATGCTCTATTGCATCCTTTGCAGATAATGAGGGAAACATAAAGTCGTCGACTTCTGTTTGAAATACGATAAAATATTTATCTCCTTCAATTAAATATTCATCCAGAAAAGAAACTTCTCCTGTTATGTCTATAGCTGTTTCTTCTTCAAATTCTCTGATAGATGCAGCCTTCGGGTCTTCGTTTGGCTCAATCATTCCACAAGGCATAGACCAATACCCCGCTAAATTAGCTGCTACTCTGGATCTGCGGCCAAGAAGAACTAAGCCATTAAAAGTCATTAATAACCCTGCGGCAAAATAGTTTTTATGATTAAAGGAATTCATTTATTTTGCTTTTATTTTCCCAGTGCGGGCATCCTTTATATTCCATTTTTACAATTTCTTCATTATCTTCTGCGCTTAATAAATGCTTCTCTTCAATGAATGCTGTTTTTTTAATATTTTTTTCTTTATCTATTACGGCATAATATTCCATGGGTTTCCTGAATGGACATATAAATGCTTTTATTGGCTGGCCATTTTTATCTAGGACAGGTTCTCCTTTGGACATTTTAAATCCGTCTTTACCGCATGCAAGCGGACCGCCGAATGTGCCATCTTTTGGGAAATCTTGGTTTGCTGCAAAGTTTGATCTAGCACAATTGTCGTCGAATCCATCGATATATTTTTGAAATTCTGTCAATTGATACTCAAAACCTTCTAGTTCATCGTCTGAAATTTTGTCCATTTTTAAATACCCTTTTCCGGGATCTCCAAAAATATCTTTTTCCAGATCAAAGCGCAAGAATATAAATTCACTCTGAGGCTTACTTTCTGGCATTATGTGCTTGGTTGCAAGGCAGTATATGAGGTTCTGTAAATTATCCGAAATCTCTTTTCCCTTGAAAACTGATTTACTGCTTTTGAAGTCTCTAATAATAACGGAATTATCTTTGTATACGAACATTTTATCTATATAGCCCCTGATCGCATACCTCTTCTCGCCATCGTTAATTTCTAGGTCAAAAAACTTTTCAGATTCTGCTTCTACGGGGGCATCTTCAGAGTCTCCAAAAAAATCGTATCTCAATCCGTTGACAATCATTTCATCGATAAGCTCAAGATTTTCTTGATCGTTGACATTTAGCTCTTCAGCTTCTTTTCTTACTTGTTCAGAAACAATTTTGGTATTCCAGATTGTTCCGTCTTTAACGATTTTGTTAAACTCCCTCTTGTGTTTATCTCCAAGTAGCTCGAAAACATTGTGACATATAGTTCCCCTGCTAGCTCCATCATTTCGCGCTTCTGGAAGTTTTAGTTTATACTTGCACCAATAGGTCCACGAGCATTGCTGTGCGGTTTTAATTCTGCTTGCGGAGAGCCTTGTGAGTTCAGTCATCGATTATAATTGATTTATTTTTTAATAAAGATTTTGGAATAGACTTGATTGAGTCAAGAGTTGACAATATCCGAGACCTTTGGGCTTGTTGGTCGATAGATAGTAGTTTTTCATTCCATTTTTTAAAGTCGTTTTCATTCATATCACCAAAATCATTTTTAATTGGAAGGCAGATATTAATTTTTTCTTTATCAAAGAAATTTAATAATTTTAAATAATTTTTTACGCTAGCCTCGAGGCCTTTATTTCTCGATGATTGGCTATCATTGTTTAATGATATTACTATATTACTTGGGTTGAAAGAAAGTGTTGAACATATTAATTTTGTACTTATTTCAAGACCAAAGGTAACTAAAACATTGAAATATCCAAATTGGTTTAACATCAATAAATCTCCTATACTTTCAACAAATATAACTTGGTCTTTTTCTTGAATTGCATTAGATGTCAAATCATTTACGTATAGTGGGTATATCCATGATTTCTTTCTTCCTATATGTTTCCATTTTGGCCTGCCTTCATAGCGAGACATATCCCTGCCGGAAAAGCCATAGATTTGTTTGTGTTCATTATAGACAGGAAATACAAATCGTTTGTTTAGTTTTCCATTTGTTGCGAATCCTCCTTTAAGGTTTTTAAGCACTTCGTCAGAAATGCCCTTATCATTATAGAATTTATAATGAGGAAGCAATTTTTTAAGACAGTCCTCTGGGTATATTTCGTCCATTTCTAATTTTTGTTGAGATGTAATTTTTTGATACATTGAGCCCAAACTTTCTTCTTCGTCAATGTATTTTTTGATTTCATTTTTATCGTTTGTTCCGAGGGTAATTTCGACCAATCTTTTGAATGGTGAAAATTGACTATTCTCTACATGATCTTTCCATACTCCTGTATTTTTATATATTTGTATTGCTGTTTTGTTGTCGCCATTTCTAAAAACAGCATTAGTCTGCCAATACTGGCCCCTGTCGAATAATTTATATCCGAGTCTGTCGAGACAGTCTTTTATTTTTTCTGGTGACATTATAAAGTAGGGGCTTCGTCTAGGAAGTCTGTGATTGCTTCGACTCCTTCCGAGTTAAGATGTTCGACCAGATCATTTAGGTCACCTTTTTCGTCGATGTTAAAATTTTCCATATGCAGGTTAATGTAATTTTTCCTTTTGCTTCCATCGGGCATTTCTACTGGTTGAATCGCTCTGTGAACATTTTCGCCCAGCCACCTGTATTTTAGGCATATCAGTTTATGCGTTCCAAAGCCTTCGGGCTCTGCCTGAATTTCATCCATGGTCTTTTGCCTTAGTAGGAAAAGGTGTGAACAAAATTGGGTTATTTGGTCTGATAGCGATACGATACTTTCATCGTCAACTATGTTTTCAGATCTTCTGTTGTTTGTAATTCCTAATCGGTTACTCTGTACACTTGTAAGCATTGAGACGCATGGGCCATCATTAAAGGAAAGTTCTTTCTGAATCAATTGTTTGAACCTATCTACCATTCGTCCCACAGCCTCCCACGAGCTTACTCCGTTTTGTTTTTCGTATGTCGTTTTAATATAATCGAAGCTAAAGATCATTTGGTTTCCTCGGCCCACTTCGGAGAAGTAGAACCTTCGGATAGTATTAACTAGATTTTCTACTGATTGACCTGCGACGTTATAGTAATAAAATTTTAAGTTTTTAATTTTTAGCCAAGTGTCTCTTACTTTTTTTACCACCTCATCACCTGCTTGTCGCCACCTGCCTGTTTCCAAGAGATTCATGGGTACTCCTGAGAGTGCAGAGCACTGCCTGATTATCAATTCTTCTTTGCTCATTTCCCCATTATCAAAATGCAGTACGGGTACATTATTATTCATTGAGGATACTTTTGTGCAAAAATCCATGCAAAATTGCGTTTTACCAACTCCTGCTCTTGCTACAACAACGGTAATGTTTCCTGGCCTGAGGAGCGAGCCATACAATTCATTAACTCTTTGATGCGGCCCCATGAGCCCAAATTGAGAAATGGGATTATTTCCCCTCTCCTCGATAAATTCTTCCATTTGTTCGAAAAGGTTCTCCGGTTTTTCTGCTCCGCACTCATAGAAATTTATTTTATCATTGTAAATTTTATCGGCGGTAGATATAATTTCAGAAAACGATTGAGTGTTGTTCGCTGACTGCATTGCTTTCGCTACCTCAAGGGATGCCTCATATATGTCTCTTCGGGCGGTAATTTTCTTTAGCTCTTTAGCTGCCTTAATAACCCCTTCTTGGGATATTTGTCTCATCGATAGTCCTTTAATGTAATCTGCGATGTTTATGTTGTCTTCAAAAGACATTCCTAAGGAATCAACCCTTTGACTAAGAATTATTTCATCTACAGATTCTCCATTTTCTAGAGACTGCCTTAAAACGCAATATATGGTTTTGTTGACTATAGAATTTTTCTCAAAAAAATCTTTTTCCGAAACAAATGCAGCGATAAGAGGATAAGATTCTGGATACTTTATTAATCCCGCGAGGAGATGTTGCTCTAGTTCATATGAATATACCATGATTGCATGGTATCATATATACCTTAATAAGTCAAGAAGTTTATTCGTCTTCTTCTCCTAAATCCGATGGAAAGTCGAGTTTTAAATCGTGAGAGTCGGCTTGATCAAGATATTGCTCAAGAGCTTTACGCAAGCCCATTTCGATTATGCCGGAATTAGCTTTTGTAACAATCGAGGGGATACCTTCTTGATTAACGTATGCCAGTATAAACCCACTATCCCCGTCTGTTTTCCCAGTGCATTCAAAAATTTGAGTTAGTAGGTTTTCTGGCAAATTAAATTTTTCTAAATTTTCTGGGTCAATTTCGTCGTCGTTCATAATTTATATTACACAAATTAAATATTCGATGCAAGATTATCAAAAAATGATTCTGAAGTCATGTCTTTTTGATAGATCTCGATTAAGTTGATTTCGTTGATTTCACAGAATTTTAATTTCTCTTGATCTCTTCTTAACTGATTGATATAATTTATTTTGTTGGATCCGTGAAAATGAGGGACATATCTATTATGCTGTTCTCCTTGAACTTCTATTGCTATTTTTTTATTTGCATTATAAAAATCTAGAGATAGTTTTGTTCCTGCAACAGGAAATTCTTCAAAGACAATTTGGTTTTTCCAGTATTGTTCTAGGAAAGTTTTAACTCTTCTTTGAAGCTTGCTGCGGCTTGGCCCAGACCAATTAATTAAATATTTTTTTGGCTTTACTATTCTGCGTATTCGACCTGTAAGGGTTTTAAATTGCATTAGATAGATTTTTAAAATCTTCGTAAAGAAACTGTACGAGTTTTTCGTTTTCTTCCAGAAAGTCTATAATTTTTTGTTCGCCTTGAAATTTTTCTGGTATCTCAAGGTCGTTCGTTGAGAGCTCTTTGATTAAATCATCTGAAACGGAAATCCAGGCGCCCTTCTTGTCAATTAGTTTGAATAAATAGAGCATGTCTAATACTTCCCTTGCAAGCCAAACAGAAGAGCCATTTGTTTGCCCATATTTTACAGGATATCTAACTTGAGATCCGGTCTTTTCGTTGGCGCTTTTTCTAAATCTTATTTTACAATAATGGCCTATTGGGTCTCCTTTGTCTTCTAGCTTAGATGCGCTTGGGTTTTTAAACAAAATATCAGAGGTATATCTCTCTTCGAATTCTAGTATGTAATTTGCGTAGTGTTTAATTGCATTTCCACCAGCCTGTTTTGTTTTTGGGCCACCTCTAGAGGCATAGGGGTTTGTGGCAACTTCTACCCGAACTTGGCTAGTCAAGATCATTGTGTGTCCCATCTTGCTAATTGGTAGTACCATTTTTTTTAAGAACACAGATGTTATTAATGCGCCTCCGGCGACCTGCTCAGATTCTGAGAATGGCTTGTCTATATCGCCAATTCTGCATAGAGCATCCACGCTATCAATGATGAACATATATTTTTTTCCAGATTCATTATTGAATACTAGCTCTCTAATTAGCTCGAAGACTTTTTCGAATATATTACAGTCAAAGCAAAAGAATTTTTCTGGCTCCAAACTAATTCCAGATCTCTTAAGCATTTCAGGGCTAAGCCTGCCCTCGCTTTTAATGTAAATTATCATTCCGTCTTTTTCGAAATGCTTTTGAAAGTTTCTTGCGAAAGATAATGCGCAACTAGTTTTACCTCCTTCATTTATGCCTGTAAATCTGTGTGCGCCCGATGGAAGTCCTCCGCCTAGTGCCATGTCTAAGTTTAGGCTACCGCTAGAAATTTTATAATCTTCACAGTCAAAAAAATTGTAATGATATTTTTGATTATCTTTGTCAGACAAGAAATTTGATATTTGATCCGTAGTGTTAACTGTTTTTGTTTTAGCCATCTATAAAGTCTTTAATTGTTTTTGTCTTCTTCTTGTATATTTTATCCTCTCCAGCTTTTTCTCCAAGTTGAATCGTGTTTTTTTCTGGAATTTTGTATTTAAATTCTCTGTATTTTTTTCGTAACATTTTTAATCCAGCTTCTGTTTTTATCACCGCAAGGGAGGGGTATTTTTGCGGGCGCATCTTTGCCCAGAAGTCTTGGTCTGGAAAAATGGACATCAAGTCATTTAGTAGCTTCATTTCTTTTGCCCAGAAAATCCTTTTTTGATTCTTGGGCTCTACTACCAATTTCTTAATAAGGTCTCTTTTGTTTATTTTTTTCAATAAACATTATTTTATCACGAGATTGCCTAAAAGTCAAGATATAAAATTATATTCTGGTCGACTTTTCTTATAAGCTCTATTGTCTAGTCGCTCGTTCAGGTATTTTTTGATATTTGTATTAAAAACTTTTTGTAATAGCGGGCCTTGTCTTTGGGGGCATATTTCATCTATTTCGCAAGATATTGCTTGACAGTTTAAGATTTCTGATTCACTAAAATCGTTTTCTTTTATGAACTGATGAGTTCCCCCAAGGTTGGATTTCACTAATACCGCAAATTTTCCGTCGGGCATTTGTTTTTTAATAGTATAGCTATTTGTGTTCTTTTCTGCGAGTAGTTTAAGGTTTTCATTTTTTTCCTCAAGCTCTTTAATGTATTCAGAATTCTTTTCGTTTGAAGATTTTAATTTTTCAAATTCTTCCACAAGAGGCGATCTCGCGCTTAGAAAATCCTTTAAGTCATTAATTTCTTTTAGTTTTGATTGTATTTCTTCTCTGGTTTTGGATAATTCTAAGATATTATTAGAGCCTTCGTTTTTAATTGCTTTATATTCTTTGAAGATTTTTTTCATTTCTTCAAGATGTTGATTGGATTCAGACTCTTTTCTTTCTATTTCAGAGTGGCAATGCTGAAGGTCTGAGATTTCTTTTGATAATTGTTCTTTTTGGGAGTTTAGCATTTCAATTTCCAGGTCCAAATCTGAGTGGTCTTCTTTTTCAAGTTTTGACTTCTCGGCTTCTATTTTTAGTTTTCGCGCGGCTTCTTTGCTTTCTGAGATTTGTTGGTTATATTTCTTGATCTGATTTTCGCGGATCTCAATAAGCTCGAGTTCTTGATCTAGGTCTTTTTTTCTTTCTTCGAGTTGAAGTTCCTGCTCTTCGATTATTTTTGTCTCTATAGCAATTGATGATTGTTTTTGAATAATATCAGACTCTTCTATTTTCATAGATGGAAAATATTTTACAAGGCTGATATGTGCAGCAAGAACAAGGAGAATAGCAAGAGGGTCAAACACAAAAATTAATATAATTATTACAATTCTTACCGCTTGACCAAGATCAAATGCGACCCCGAAAATATCCGAGATTAATTCTGCGACATATTTAACTGGTCCTATTTCCGCCTCAAGCTGCATTGAGCCATCGTTATAGTCGAATTTTTCAACTTCAAACTGCTCTATTCGGTTTAATGCGTCGGTAATGTTTTTATTTAGGCCTTCTATGCGTTCCACAGATGAAGATGATTTATAAGAGTCTTCTTGGTAGCTTTCGATTTTTTTGCGAATGTCTTGAATTAATAATTGATTTTGATCCCGAGATTTAGAAATTCTTTCTTCTGCAGAGTTAATTTTTGATTCAAGAGAAGTTCTTTCTTGAACCTGGGATTGCTCAATTTCTTTTATTTTTTCTTTTTTGCTGGAAAATAATCCTCCTGATTTTGATTTTTCTTCATTTAAAATCGAATCTAATTCAGAGATCCTTAGTCTGGCATCAGAGATAATTTTATTGTCGATAGCTAAGTTTTTGTCGAGCTCTGCATTTATTTGTGCAATTTTTTGCTTTTCAATTTCTATATTATCTGAACTTTTATCCCCTTGTGATTCCTGTGCTTGCTTTTCTTGTTCGATTAATTCTTTTTGACGAGCAATGTAATCTTGCTCTCTTAGAATTTTAGAGTCAACTTGAGATATCATTGCTTGAGATTTTTGTGCCTGCTGCTCATGCTCAATATGGGACTTTGATAAAAATCCAAAAATACCCATGCTGGTTATGCCCATAAGTACGAAAATTGCAAATAGCAGATACCCTTTGATTGACCTTGGGGCGTTACCCCAGTTTTTATGTAGCCAAAGGGCCGCAATAATTTTTCCTATTTCTAAAGCTACCCCCATGCATACAACTGCATATATAGAGCCTGGGAAAATTGTAGCTAGTCCGATAATGCTAAAATACGCAGCAATACAAGAAATACTTAATGCTGAGATTAAGGTGGTAACCGCAAAGATCATTTTCTTAAGGTATTTGGTAGTTCGAGTTGGGCGGCTGTTTTTTGTTTGAGGGATCTACTATATTAATGTTTACTCTATTCGAGTTTGCATAGTATCCTCCATTATCATTTGGATAATACATTTTTTCGCCTTTTTGCGTTGCAGGACTTATTTCCTGTTGAGAAGGATAATTATATTGAGAAATATTTGTGTCTCTATTATCATTCGGATATCTGAAATTTGGGTCTGAGCTATTCATTTTCTATTTTGATTGTTATGACTTGTCCGTTGTCTAGTTTTATAACTTGGAATTGGGCTCCATCCTCAGGGCCACCAATTTCTTCGTATTTTTTAATGATGGTTCCTGGTATTTCGCCAAAGCTGGTCGTTACTATACATCTTTCTTCTTCATTTTTCATTAATAATATATACACGTATATAAAATATTTATATATTCATTAAAAGTCTAAAAGTTAACTTTCGACTTTACTTTAGACTTTGTGTGGACTTTCGTGTATTATACAAGATGAGCAAAAGGAAATATATCAAAAGGTCGGATTATTGGAATAAATTCGATAAGCCTAATCCTGATGTTCTGCAACAATCCTTGCACTCAAATGCTTCAGTCCCAATATCTTCTGGGGAGCCTTATTATTTAGAGTCAACTGCTAATTATAATAGGAACGCTCCAGCGGATGGATCAACTGGAAGTAGGAGAAATGCGATACATAAAAAAACAAAAGATTTTAGGTTCGCAAACATTGAGTCGGGATTGTTACCATATACTTATGGTTCCGATGGAGTAGATGTCAGGCAGGCTATTGAATTATGTCAGAAGGCATATGCCAATGTATCTGTTTTTAGAAACGCAATAGACGTAATGTCAGAGTTCGCTAACTCTAATTTATATTTAGAGGGAGGAACTAAAAAGTCTCAAGACTTTATATACAAATGGTTCGAGAAGATTAATTTATGGAATTTGAAGGACCAGTATTTTAGAGAGTATTACCGTAGCGGTAATATATTCCTGTATAGAGTCGACGGAAAATTTTCTAAAAGTGACTTCGAGAAATTGAGTAAAATATACGGTGCAAGCGCAAGTTTGGCTCCGGGTAAGTTACCTGTTCGCTACATTCTTTTAAATCCTTTTGATATAGTAGCAACAAGATCCAGCTCATTTGAAACAGGAGCTTACGAAAAACTTTTATCCGAGTATGATTTAGAGAGATTAAGAAATCCCAAGACAGAATACGATAAAGAAATATTTGATTCACTGGATCCCGAAATTAAGGAGAGAATAAAATCTGGTCAGTATAACTCAGATGGCTTGAAGGTGAAGTTGGATTCTAATCAACTTTTGTATTCTTTTTATAAAAAGCAAGACTACGAACCTTTTGCTATACCTTTTGGGTATCCAGTGTTGGATGATATTAATTTCAAGATCGAGCTTAAGAAAATAGATCAAGCTGTTTGCAGAACTATAGAAAATGTCATACTTCTAATAACTATGGGGGCGGAGCCTGAGAAGGGTGGGATTAATCCTCATAATATGCAGGCTATGCAAAATCTTTTCAAAAATGAAAGTGTTGGAAGGGTTCTCGTGAGCGATTTTACTACAAAAGCTCAATTTGTTATACCTGACATAAGTAAGGTTGTTGGACCGGCAAAATACGAGGTTATTAATAATGACATAAAAGAAGGTTTGCAAAATATTATCGTTGGAGACGAAAGATATAGTAATACTCAGGTGAAGGCTCAAATATTCTTAGAGAGACTTAAAGAATCTAGGAATGCTTTTATATATGACTTTCTTCAGCCGCAGATAAAGATGGTCTGCAAGAACTTAGGGTTTAGGAAATATCCTATTGTTAAGTTCGAAGAAACAGATATAAAGGATGAGGTTCAATTGCAGAGAGTCGCAACAAGATTAATGGAGCTAGGAATACTTACTCCAGAGCAAGGAGTTAATGTTATAAAGAAAGGGGCATACCCTAATTCCGAAGAGCTTGTTCCTGCCCAAAAAGAGTTTATAGAAAATAGAAAAGAGGGCATGTTTAATCCTATAGTTGGTGGAGTGCCAATGATTGAGGATGATGCAGGGGGCGATTCTATTCCTGAGGTTAAAAGCCGCCAGGAAGTTGGTAGACCTGTAGGCACTTCAGAAATACCTCAAGAGAACTCTAGCGCAAAGGAAGAGATGTATAGCAGAGAAGATCTTCAGGATGTAATTTATGAGTCGGAGAAGTTAAGAGAGTTCGCTTATGCGGAAATGAAAAAAAGTTCAGGCAAGAAAAGGTTAAGTAAGGCTCAAAAATCTTTATTGGATGAGCTTTGTAAATCTGTGATTATATCTTCTGAAAATGATGACTGGGAATCTTGTTTGTCTGATTGCATAATTAATCGAGAAAAAATTGGTTCTTTGGGTCAATTGAGTGGAGTTTCTGATATAGCATCTGAACATAATTTGGATCTATACTCAGCTTCACTTCTTTATCATAGCAAGAAATAGGGTTATAAAATGGGAGCGTTTGAAACCTTTGTAAATGCTAATTTAGGTATCAGGAAGCCTTTGATATCTGACGCTGGACATCCTTCGGGAAGTCTCCAGGCTGCGGGTATAATAGGTTCGCAATATATAGATTCTTCTACAAATGAATTGTACGAAAAAACTGGCGAGAATAATATTCTAGATTGGAAATTCATAAGGGTTTTGGGTTCTGCGCCCACAAGTACCGGAATTGTTACCACTAACGAGCTTCAGGTCGCTTCGGGTGAATTAGATTTAAAAATTCAACAGACGGGACTTTCTTTAAATAATCAGATATCTGGTGTTCAGTCTCAAATTTCTAATGCAGAAAATCAAACGCTTTCTTATTCATTCTCTATTCCTAGCGGGGCTTATAGAGAGGCGATTTCATTTAATTCTCTTGGTAATACAGTAAATTACTCAAGCGCTCCTACGGTTGTAACATCGATGAGATTTAATTCTTTACCTGAATATATTTATTCTCATGTAAATTATAATATAACAAATACAGGATTTTATGTAGCCTTTACTGATGAAATTGATAGTAATGATGCATTTTTGGATATTATAATTAATTCGGAATCATCCAACATATCTTAATAAAAATAGTGTAACAAAATAGAATGACTACAAAAAATTTAATTCCAAGAAACAGTGGCGAGGGAGAGATAGGTTTAGCCTCGAGACCCTGGGGCATTGCTAATTTTAAAACGGGGGAGTTTGATGATTCTCTTAAAGTAAATGGATTAAATGTAGTTAATGAGTACAATTTAAATCAAACTGGTGCGTCACTAAAATCAGATATCGATCAAATTAGCGGGGCTTTAGCGGATCTCGAGGAAAGTCCCAGTATTGCGATATTGTCTGGCAACTTAAATCAAACTGGTGCGTCACTAAAATCAGATATCGATCAAATTAGCGGGGCTTTAGCGGATCTCGAGGAAAGTCCCAGTATTGCGATATTGTCTGGCAACTTAAATCAAACTGGTGCGTCACTAAAATCAGATATCGATCAAATTAGCGGGGCTTTAGCGGATCTCGAGGAAAGTCCCAGTATTGCGATATTGTCTGGCAACTTAAATCAAACTGGCGAATTAATTCAATTACAAATTGATCAGATTGTTAGCGGGGGAGGGTCCGCTAATTATTCCACTCTCCAGGTCACCGGTAGTAGTCAAATTGGGCAAAATTTAACTGTTTCTGGAGATACCCTTCTCAATGGATTAAATGTAATAGGAGACCTTCATGTTTCTGGCAGAATTTTCCAAAGCGGCAATATATTTGAAGGAGGAGGCGCGGGTGGCTCAAATTATTCTTTCCAGACAAACCTTTCTTCCGGTCAGTCTGTATATAGCATTACTTATCCAACAACTTTTGTTGCTCCGCCCAAGATATCTACTACCCTCGAAATAGATGGAGACGGACCTATTATACCTTATGCTATATCTGGAATTGGCACAAGCTCGTACAGTGTCATCTTTTCTAAAGTGATACCGAATAATAACTACACAGTTCAAACTTTATTCGGTGGATCGGGACAATTTACTTCGTTTGCTGGAACCGGTGATGCAAGTTATTCCACTCTCCAGGTCACTGGTGGCACTCAAGTTGGGGGAAATTTGACTGTTTCTGGGGGCGCTATTATTAAAGGTGATTTGACTGTTGAGGGTAATAATATATTTGCGCAAACCTCAACTGTCTTAGTTGAGGATAAAAATATAGAGTTAGCTGTTCCTGCCAGCGGTCAAGCTCCTTCTGATGTGGCCGCAGATGGAGGAGGAATAACTTTAAAGGGGTCTACAGATAAAACTATCACATGGACACAGCTAACTAATTCTTGGGATTTTAGTGAAAATATCGGAGTTGGAGACGGTAAATATATTTTTACGGATACTCTTCAAGCTAGAGATTTGGATGGACTTCGGTTGGCTGATGGCTCAGCAAATTTAGGAATATTTATCAAGGATGGAGGTAACGTAGGTATCGGCACTACAAATCCTGATAGTAAATTACATGTAATAGGAGACCTTCATGTTTCTGGCAGAATTTTCCAAAGCGGCAATATATTTGAAGGAGGAGGCGCGGGTGGCTCAAATTATTCTTTCCAGACAAACCTTTCTTCCGGTCAGTCTGTATATAGCATTACTTATCCAACAACTTTTGTTGCTCCGCCCAAGATATCTACTACCCTCGAAATAGATGGAGACGGACCTATTATACCTTATGCTATATCTGGAATTGGCACAAGCTCGTACAGTGTCATCTTTTCTAAAGTGATACCGAATAATAACTACACAGTTCAAACTTTATTCGGTGGATCGGGACAATTTGTTTCTGCCGGCTCCGCTGGTGGCTCTGGATTATGGAGCTTAGCAAATTCTCAGAATATATATTATACAGGTGGAAATGTTGGTATTGGCACTACAGCTCCTGCTGCAACTCTAGATATAGATGGGGGAATTCAGTTTGCTGGACACATATTACCCGCAGCCAATTCTCAATATGATTTAGGTTCTGCAGAGAAGAAAATTAGACATTTATTTCTGAGTAGTAATTCTCTGTATATTGGCGGAGAGGGAGATAATACAGGGGTTAGCATTTCTGCGGATAGTGGGGATAGAATAGTTTTTCCAAGCGGAATTAGTTTTGGTGGACAATCAATCATAAATGACGGCGCAACATTTATTGGATCAGAAAATCAAGGATTTACTGTAAGAAATTCATCTAATGATAAGGATAACTTGATTATAAAAAATGATGCGACTGCTTATTTTCGAGGTTTTGTTGGAATTGGCACCAGTAATCCAGGCGCCCCATTAGACATTGAAAGTACTAGCGATAACATGATTCAACTGAATCAAGGAGCTGGTGCACCGTGGAATTATCTATCATTTTCCCAAGAAA